CCAGAAATATACGGCGAACATTCGTATGCAAAAGGTATCCTCAGTGCCGAACTCGATCAACTCAAGGAGGGAGCGAAATGAGTGATACACTAGAGTCTGTAATAATTAAAGACCTGATCGAGAATCTAAATTTGTGGGCTGAGAGCTACAGCGGCAAGCCTATATCGCATAGTCTATTTCGTGCAGCTGCGATGCTCGGAGAATTGGAACGCAGGCGCGACGAGGCGCGGAAACACTTGAAAGAAATAGAGGAATACGGAACAGAGGAAATCAATGCTGCTATTGATCTTCGTCGGAACCTTGCTCAAGCTCTAGTTGATTTGGATGATATGCAATATCAGCGCGACGAGGCGAGGGAGGCATTAGAGTTTCGGCGTGAGCTTTACAAGGTTCAAGAGCAATGCCTTGAGACGGCAAGGCGCGAGCGAGACGAGGCGAATCAGATCATTTCTTCTGCTTTAGCTGTTTTACCTGTTGGATATATACCGAAGCACACTGCCGAAAGTATTCCAAATCGCATTGCAGATTTGTGTAATGAAATTGCAAAATCGGAACGTGAGCGCGACGAGTGGCGCAAATGCGCTGAAAAGTTGGCAGCAATAATTGGTGCGCCAGACGAAGAACAATCGCTTTTATGGAAAACTGACGATGAAATCAATGAAGCATGGTCTGCTTTTAATAAACTAAAAGAGGGAACAAAATGACAGGAAAGTGGGATCATTCAACAAAACCTTCTAAATTTGTTGTTATCGACAATAACAATGAAATTTACAGAGGTGGATTTGCCGATGGATACAAAATTATTGAAGCAGAAAGAAACAATCTGCTTCAAGAGTGGAAGGACATGGCAGCAAAATTGGTCAATATCGCGAGCTATGCACTGGGCGAATTCGATGTACAATTGACCCTCGATCAGCAACGAACAATTACTGAAACCATGCGTCAATATCACTCGTTATTGAAAAAGAAATGAACAACGAAATACTGGCACTTATTGTTACTTGGGTTATAGTCGCGACCTGCGTCATTCTGGAACGCATCAATAAATAAATTATGTTATACACAAAAACTGGCAGTCTACCGACTGCGAAATATATATGGGTCGATACCAATTATACCCATGAAGAACCTATCGGGTATGCCGAGGCACAATGGGTGCAGATCGTATCCATTCCGAATCGAGCATGGGGACTGAATGTCCTCTTCCGCGATGGCGGGATGCTCTACCGAAATGTGCCTCCTTGGGCGATTTCTTTTTGGCCTGATGGCAGTGAATTGTTGGCTGAAGAAACGCAAATGTGGAATTGTTATTCTGACCAATATGCAATACTGGAATGTCCCCATTTACGGGGAATGAAATGCGAGATATTGACCTGTAATGGATTTGTTGATGCAGAATATTTATTCCAGACAACGCATCTTAACGATAGCTACTCTGCCGCTCCAGATCAGGATAAGACGATGATTTGGGCAGTCACAACTGAAGGACGCTTGACAATATTTCCAAATAATAGATTATATTTCAAAGATGAATCATACATCATTAATTGCAAACCATCGCGTTTGAAATTGCAGGAGCAAATTTACGAGATTAACGAATCGATAAGCACCATTATTAATAAATGAAAGAGCCAAAAGTAACCAAAATCAAAATGTGGGTGACAACCTGCAAGCGGAACACTAAACCAGTAAGTACACGCATCGTAATTCCGATCAAAGACCACCAGACGGCAGTCGATTTCACAACTGCTATCGGTGCAAAAATGAAAGAATTTGAATCGCACATACTGAACAATATCGCGGCAGCAAACAAAGCAGAATAAATAAATATATGAGTAAATATCAAATCGACGCAGAAGGATCATTCCTTGGCAAAGTATCCGAACCAATCTACGGATGGTTAGGCGAGAGCAAGACAGGTACACGCTTCATCCGAGTTCCAGTCACCATCACCACTGAAGGCGCACAGAAGAACAAGACCATCGACTGGTATGGCTACCTCACTGATCGCACCCAAGAACGCACCATCGAGGCATTGGAAAATTGTTTTGGTATCGACTGGGACTGGAACAACATCAACTTCGCAGGCAAAGAAGTCGAAGTGGTAGTCGAGCAGGAGGAGTACAACGGCAAGACATCATTCAAAGCAAAGTGGCTCAATAACCCTTACATGGATCGCACCAATGGCGGCAAGTCGCCAGAAGAGATCGAGGCTGAAAAAGCTGAAGCTAAAGCCAAGGCAGCAGAGATCGCTAAAGAACTCGCCGCATCCATGCCTCGCCGCGCAGGATCGCCTGTTGCTGCGCCTACAAAGCCAGCAGTCGCGTCCAAACCTGCCAGCAGACCATTGCCACCAGTCAAGACGCATGACGAGGATGGCGACGAGATTCCATTCTGATACACTTTGACAGGTCATCGAAAGATGTGGGGCGCATTAACCATAAACCAAACCAAACTAAATGCCTTGGCGGGCTTTAAGCAGGGAACCCAGAGCAGCAACGCGCAAACTGCTCACCTGTCATCCAAACTGGGGATTGTGGCGGCATCCATGTTATGCTGGTCATTCATTAACCCCGCGAGGTAACCACATAAAACCTCGCATCCCCCCAACCCAATCACAACATAATGGCTAAATCAAAAGAACCAACCAAGACCGAGATCAAGCTCACAGTCGCAGCAACAATCCTTGCTGTAAATCTCAACCAACTACTTGGCGAATACGAGGCACTTGCAGCAAGCAATGACCATGTAGTCAGTCCCAATATGCAGAACGCAATCTCACACTCAATCTCCCAACTCTCAATCGTTCTCGAAAAGAAACCCGATCTCTTCGCAGTCTCCCAAGACATCATCGAACGACTCAACCAATTCAGACAAAAACATGAGCAACTGGACGCATGAGCAACTCCTCGCACTCAATTACCACCTGCACCCAGACGGGAACTATTACCCTACGCCTCCACCTCCACGGGTACTTGACACCATCCCTCAACACGATCCTGTCCTCCCACTGGTCAAATCTCCACAAGCACAAACAAAAGGCAAAAAGCGCGTTACTCTCCGCATTGAAAGAGTCAGCATCAAACTCCAAGACTTCGATAATTTCGTTGGAGGCACGAAACCTCTTACCGATCAACTTCGATACTCTGGACTCATTCACGATGATGACCCAGAATCCATCAACGCCAACTACTCGCAACAACGATGCAAGCACAGGGCAGACGAAAAAACGATCATCGAAATCATCTACCACCCAGAAAAACCTCTGAAACAACGGCAGGACGCTACACAAACACTCACCTCGCAGTCAAGCGATTGACCAATCGCTTAACGAAGACTCTTCATTATAAGTAAACAATTGCTAAAAAGTCAAGACCTATTATGTCAGACAACTCATTAACAGAACCTGATCAAGAACTTCCAAAGCAAAAAAAAATTGGTAGACCTACCATCTTCACTCAAGACATCGCCGATGAAATCTGTAAACGCATGGCAAATGGTGAGACTCTACGCAAGATCGTTCTCGACGATCATATGCCTGCATCCTCTGCAATCTATCGCTGGCTTGATACTAATCAAACTTTTAAGGAGCAATACACGCAGGCGCGAATCAAACAAGCAGACTGCTATGCCGAGATGATCATTGACGAAGCCTTTGGCTCCCATGACGCAGCAATAGGCCGTCTACGCATGGATGCGCTCAAATGGGCAGCAAGCAAGATTGCACCCAAGAAGTATGGTGACAAAGTCGAGGTAGAGCAGACAGGCAATACTGCGCTCACTGTGTCATTCGCACTGCCATCACGATCAGGCAAGCCAGAGGCAATCGAACTTGAATCAGGCAAACTACCGCAACCATGAAGATCGAGTTTGAAATCCGACTCACCATATGTGCCAACGGATGCCCAGTCGGGCCAAGGTTGAGCAGAGGCAAACCAATGCCTCCTTATGCGTATACTTATTCCATGACCGAAGAGGGACTGAAACAGGCACAAAATGACATGAATGCGATTGAAGCGTATGTCGTTGAGAATAGCAAGATTATAAAGCGAAAATGATGATAACTTCCGATAAGATAGGTAGTAGATAATGGAATCCAAGAAACACACAAAATGAAAATATTCGTTACATTTAAAATAAACAACACGCAATATATTGGTTTACCAAATCACACAGGAATTTTGATCATAGACGATCACGGGAATAACTATGGAGCATGGAAATGCGTAAAGGTATTTTCTAAAAATATCAAAAGCAAAAAAGTTATTGAAAACCATGAAATTAACAAATCTTTATATGGTTTAAATACTCCCGCGCTCGCCATAGGTAAATGCTTTCTGCAAAGAGCAGAAGGTGAAAGCAAATTGACTATTAACCAATAGCAACCAACACATTATATGGCAAAACGAGACTACTACGACGACCCAGAGGAATACTGGCGCGACAAGGAAGATAGAGATGAGCGTGACGGCATAGACCGACTCCAGCAATGGGAGCGGAGAAACCCTAACCATGTTTACGGACAGAGTGAACCGAAACCACCGAAAGACGAATAACCATGTACATCATAACCCGACTCCACAAGGCTAACGAGGTCTCTTGCATCGAGGAACGCACCTGTAGCATCGATCCATTGCATCTACCTACCCGCATTCATTGGGACTTGGTAAAGGCCAAGCAGGAGGCATCCAGACTCGCAGAGAAGCACCCCGGTCTCCAGTTCATGGTATTTCAGGCAACGGACGCAGTGATGTGTCCTGTCGCTCCAACGCAGTGGCTCAAGCTATGACCGACAACGAACTCACAGAACGGGTAGCAGAGGCACTGGACGAAGAGGAGATCACTTTGGCAGATGGGTTCGCAGATGCGTTCCTCGGCATTGGAAGGCAGTTTGGCAAGCCCATCGCAGTCTACAGCAGGCGCAAATGTATCGAGGTACTGATGCGTGACATGGACGAGGAGCAGGCTGAAGAGTACTTTGAATTCAATCTGGCAGGCGCATGGGTTGGCGAGAGTACGCCGATCTACTTGGAGGAACTGGAATGAAAGTATACATCTTATTCCAAGGATACAGAAACAACAGCAACGGCCTTCCAATCGCGGCATTCCGCACAAAGAAACAACTTCGCAAATGGGTAAAAGATAACTACCCAGACTATAAAGGAGTAGGAAGAGTTGATCCAAACGAGATGTATTGGCAAGAAGAGTTCTACTGGCTAAAGTGTGAAGACGACACAATCAAAGTAATCGAATGACTATACGAGACCAAAAGGAAGAGAACGAACTACTATTCACCCGCACTGTCATAACCGAGATGATCTACCGAGCGTTTTTGGATGCGTCTGGGAAGACAGAAGGATTCAAGCGCAACAACACGGAGAATGTTGCAAAGAAGTGGCAGGACGATGCGATTCACTTCTTGAAGAGCAGGGAGTTTGAGCAGTTATGCGATGCCATCGATTGGCCTTGGCAGGCAATCCGAAGAGAAGCATTTGTTCAGGACAAGAACAACAAACCAAAAAAAGAGAAAGCAGCATGAACTGTCCTGACTGTCACGGGAAAGGCTACTTCATTGGGGTCGCGCATTTCGACATGGTGAACGGCAAGTCCCACAACAAATTTTGCAAGTTGCCATGCCGTCTGTGTGAAGCAACTGGCGCAGTGCCTGACGAGATGCAGAAGTGGAGCGATATTGGGAAGCGCATGAGAGCAGGCAGGATCAAGCGCAAAGAGGTTCAGCGGGTCGCAGCAAGCAGGATGGGGATCACTTTGAAGGAGTATAACGACATTGAGCAAGGTAGAGTAGATAACAGTAAATATATATGAGATTTCACATACTTGGATTACCGCATACAGTAACGAGCAAGGAATTCAATGCCTGTGCCTACACGCAAAAGGTCGTGAAGTTCGGCAAGATGATGGTGGAGCGAGGGCATGAGGTCATTCATTATGGGCATGAGGACAGTGACTTGATCTGCACCGAGTCAGTGCCAGTGCTGACGAACGACGACTGGAAGGTAGCGTATGGGGATCACGACTGGAGGAAGACATTCTTCAAGTTCGACATGGGAGACCATGCGTACCAGACATTCTTCCGCAATGCGATTGAAGAGGTCGGCAAGCGAAAGCAGCAGCATGATTTCATCCTGCCGTTCTGGGGATCAGGAGTGAGACCAGTGGTGGATGCTCACCCTGACATGATTGCAGTTGAGCCGGGCATCGGCTACGCAGGTGGTCACTGGTGCAGGTTCAAGGTCTTTGAGAGCTACGCAATTTACCATGCGTATTGTGGCTTGCAGGCAGTCGGCAATTGCAGGCAGGACAACTACGAGGTGGTCATCCCGAATTACTTTGATGTCGCAGATTTCGACTTCAATCCAGACCAGAAAGAGGATTACTTCTTGTACTTGGGCAGGGTCTATAGTGGCAAGGGAGTGGACATCGCGATTCAGGCAACGCAGAGGGCAGGAGTGCGGTTGATCATTGCTGGGCAGAAGGAGGAAGGTTACCAATTGCCTGACCATGTCGAGTATGTCGGATATGCAGATGTCCCGACGAGGCGCAGGTTGATGGCAAATGCGATGGCATCGTTTGTGCCTTCGCAGTATGTCGAGCCATTTGGCGGGGTGCAGGTCGAGAACCTTTTGTCAGGTACGCCGACGATCACTTCCGACTGGGGATCATTCGCCGAGAATAACCTGCATGGGGTCACTGGGTATCGGTGCAGGACGATGGGCGACTATGTGGATGCGGTGAGGGAAATCCAGAAGGGTACGATTAGTTCAAGAGCGTGTAGGGCATTTGGGCTGAACTTCAGTTTGGAGAAGGTAGCACCGATGTACGAGAAGTACTTCAACGACATCTTGGACATCTACACTGGCGAAGGGTGGTACGCCGAGGGGAACGGGATTCATGCAATGACGAAGATGTTGAAACCATTATGAGCATATTTGAGAAGGCGAAGAACTTTATGTCGAGTGCTGCTGCGTTTGTAGCGGCAGGCTTGCCATGCGTGGATGAGGCAGAGGTGGCGCGGAGATTACGCATCTGTGCTGACTGCGAGATGTTCGATGCTGCTGGATATCGAGGCATGGGCAAATGCCGAGAATGCGGATGCAACATGGAGATAAAGACTGTTATGGCAACCGAGCAGTGTCCTGTGGGGAAGTGGGAGGAGAGCAATGGTTGAGCAGAATGGATATGTGCAGGAGGTACTGGCAATTGCTCGCAATGTGCGGGAGCAAGCTGATCGGAGTGATACTGACGGGTTGCTGTATGCGGCAGAATACATCATACGAAATGTTGCGAGAGGCAGTGGAAAGGTTGTGCTGACGCACAAGAACTCTCGCGACTTGGTCATGCAGTTCGTGCAGAAACTTCTCGATGGAGATCAATTTGAAGCAGCAGCAACTATGTTGTGGGGAGAGGCAGTTTATGACTGGCGACCAAGTTCCGCGCAGGAGACATGGCGATGCCTGTTTGAGTATGACAAACTGCTTATTCAGGGAGCAGGCGCAATGGGGAAAACATTCAATGCGGCGGCATGGTTCCTTTTGGATTGGATGCGAGACCCAGAGTACACCTGCGTCAAGGTGGTATCCCTGACCGAAGCTCACGCTCAACGAAATGTTTTTGCTGCTATCAAGACCTTTTACAGGACTGCTCTGGTGCGTCCAGAGTTTGAGGGTAGTGAGGACTTGGTGAAGTCGATTCAAGCGAATGACGACGACAAGAACGGAATCCACCTTGTTGCAGTCCCGAAGGGTGATTCTGGTGCAGGCACATTGCGTGGATTCCATCCGAGTCCAAGAGCGAAAGCGCATCAGAAGTGGGGTCGGATGAGTAGGACTCATGTTGTGCTTGACGAAGCCGAGGAAGTGCCAGCAGGCGTTTGGGAGGGTCTTCAGAACATCCTGTCTGCCGCCGATACAGAAGGCGCAAAAGGTCGAATTAAAATTTTTGGCGCGAGCAACCCGAAGGACAGAACCAGTGAATTTGGCAAGAGGTGCGAACCAGTCCGAGGGTGGGGATCGATTGACTGCGAGGAGGATTTCGAGTGGGAGTCGAGGGATGGATGGCATATCCTGCGACTTGATGCCGCGAGGTGCGAGAATGTGGTCAAGAAAAAAATCGTCTTCCACGGGTTCCAGACCTTTCAGGGCTATCAGGCATACGAGTCGCGAGGGAAGACAGCAGAGTATTACACGATGGCAAGGGGATGGTTTCCTCAAGAGGGTGTGGCAATGGGGATTATTACCCCTGCCATGATGGACAATTCGTTTGGTATCGTACGCTTCATTGGTCATGTTGTGCCGCTGGCAGCATTTGATTTGGCACTGGAAGGTCGAGATCAGGTGGTGTGTAGCTACGGCAGGTTTGGATTGTCGGATGGATGGACTCCGAGGAGTGGAAAGTTTGTGCCGTGGAGCAGTCCGAGGGTAGTGTTGCAACTGGATTCGCAAATTAACTTTCCCAAGAAGGCGACTTTGGAGCAGACCGATCAAATAATCAAATTCTGCAAACAAATGAAGATCGCCCCGAATTGGTTGTGCGTTGACCGCACTGGCAATGGTGCAGGCATTTCGGATGCGTTGTGTAGTTTGTTTGGCAAAGAAGTGCTTGGCGTTAACTACTCATGGGCAGCAAGTGAGACGCACCTTCTGGGTGAGGACACGCAAAGAGCGAATGAGGTTTATTCAGGCGTTGTCACTGAATTGATATTTGGTCTCGCTAAATACTTGGAATTTGAGTACTTGAAGATATCTCCATCGTTTGCCACTGAAGACTTGGTCAGGCAAGCTATCGGGCGAAGGTACAAGCAGGTCGGTCAAGGACTCGTAAGGGTCGAGAGCAAGGGTGACTTTGTTAAAAGGACGAGACAGAACTCTCCTGACCAGTTGGACTCATTAAGTCTGCTGGTTTATTTATTGCGCCAGAGGGAAGGATTAATCGCGACAATGACAGAACCAAAGAAGGAAAGATCGAATGATAAACCACTGCCCAGCATCGAGAGTATGGGTTATGTTGATTTTTCTGAATAAATTTTAAATTTGAGTTAAAAATCGCTTGATAATTTTAATTTTGGAGTTAAAAACAAAGATTATGCGTTAAAAATGGCGACCCCAATTCATGGATTTAAACCACCGGGAGGGTGGCACTACAAAGATGGCGAGGTACTTCTTGAGGCTAATACCCTCAACGAGTTGTACACTACTGTTGAAAATTATCGCGCAGAGAATTATCTCCCAATTGGCGATGTTCAGGGTGACATTAATTCGTTTTTGTGCGGCAATTATCCCACCTACTGTCACGGGGTTGATATGGTCGTCATCACCTCTGTTAATCCACCAAATCGGGAATCGGAACTACTTGGGGACATAACCATTTGGGCAAAAAATGTATTGCACTCCAACAAGCAAGTTGCACTTGTGAGTGACGAGTTGGCAGAGGCGAGAGCAAAAACCTGTTTAGATTGTCCAAAAAATATTAATTGGCGAGCAGGATGCGGTGCTTGCATTACTGCAACTGACCGCATCTCGACCAGTGTAAGGCAAGCAAGAGACACTGAATCAACTCCTCGACTTGGTGGATGCACTATTATGCGACACGATAACCGCAGTGCCGTTTTCTTTGACAAAGACCAATTTGTAATCAGCAACGATCTGCCAGCAAAGTGCTGGTTAAAATAACATGAAAAACTCCAGCAAGCCGCTTCCCGCAATCGTCACCAATACCTATGCGCCCAAAGCACCTCGCCTCCGAGATGGGAGCGACAAAGATCAGCGAATTAATTTGGAGATTAAAGATGGGTCAGGGACAAACAATGCCGATGTTGTCGATCCCAAGACCCTCAAGGTACGCCGAACATTTCGGGACGCGCAGCAAGCCTTCAGTGCCTACAAAAGGCTGAAACAACAGAATGTCGAGCGGAACCGCAAAAATGCGCTGATCCAAAAAAAGCTCAACAACGAACCTCCATATTCGCCGAAAAAATTGGAATCGATGGGGCAGAACTGGCGAAGCAATCGTCCGACTGGGTTCCTGTCGATCTTGGTATCCCGCATTCAGCCACCATTCCGCACAGTGATCGATGCTGCATCGACATTGACTTATTCCAAGTTTCCTATTCAGGGAATTGACTCCGAGCAGAAGACGAAAGTATTCCGCGAAGAGATTACCAAAACAATCAGGTCATGGAATGGATTGAACGACCTCATCGCGCAAGTTGTGCATGAGAACACGACCTTTGGCTTTACCGCACTCTGTTGGGACGACTCCCGCGACTGGAAACCAGAATTCCTGCGTCAAGATTATACATTTTTCTCCATCGAGACTCCGCAGAACACTGATGCCACGCCAATCTGGGCGCGGAAACGCCGATATCAAATTGCAGAGTTGCTGCCGATCTTGGAAGACGCAGAGATCAGCGCACTGGCAGGATGGAACATCAAAAATTTGGTGCGAGCAATTAACAACGCGAAACCTGCTGGCAGAACGCTCGACAGTGACGACGATGCTCGTCGGTACGAGGACTGGATGCGCGAAGGAAGCTATGGTGCGAGTTACGAGAACGATGCAAAGTATGTCGAACTCGGTGAATTGTTGGTGAAGGAACCGAACGGAAAAATTTCACGCTATCTTTTTGATGACAAATCGGGCGACGAAATCTGCTCTCAAATTGATAGATACAACCGCATGAGCGACTGCCTCGCATTGTTTGCAATCGAGGTTGGAAGCGGTTCTCTGATGTCCTCCCGTGGCGCAGGTCGCGATCTTTACAACACACACATCGCAGTCGATAAGGCGCGAAATTTGATCATCGACAATACCTATCTTCGCGGAATGCTGTTGCTGCGAAAAGGCCCGACAGCAAAGACTGGAGTTGCTCCGCTCACTGTCAATCATCCTGTGGCTTTTGTCTCCGAGGGATACGAACTGTTGCAACAACAGATGCCAGCAGATGTCGAGGATTTTATTAAACTTGACCAGTTCATCAGCGGACTCGCAGAGATTCAAGTAGGTACTTTCCTACCATCCTCCGCGATTGGAATTCAGACAGGTGACAAGACCGCATCGGAGATCAATCGTGTTGCCGCAATCGAAAATCAAATCCGCGAAGGCATTCTTGCTCGTTGGATGTCTCAATGGATGCAGGCAGTTGGTCGTATGCAACGAGGCATCTGCCATGCTGAACACATCCGCACTGCGTCTGAATTAAAGACACTGCTCGATATTGCAAGACTCACAAATCCTGACTCTGTCTGGGCTAAACGGGAAGTTGTCGATGCGTTTATGGAGGCAGGAATGGAAATGCCATCGTTCATGGTTCCATTTCAGATTCCAAGTCACCTCGATGAGGACGCAATCGATTGTTGCCTGCGAATGCTGGAACGCAACCTCCCTCCTGCCGACATAATGTTGATGGCATATTCGCCAGCGCAGGAACTCCTGCCTGATATGTTGGCGCAAGATAACGCAATCCTTGATCTTTTGATTCAAAGATACACTGGCAATCCGAATGTAAATCAGGCCGAGTTGATGAAGCTCGACTGGTCGCGCAAGGTTGGTCAGGAACTGGCGAATTCTGTGCTACTGCCGCCCGACATGGTGCAGGCAAATGCTATCGAGGCGACTCGCCAACAGGTCATCGAGCTTCAGTCCATACTCGCAGGTCAGGAAGTGCCAGTCTCTCCGAGGGACGATGACGATCTGCACTTGCAGACTCTTACAGAGAAGCTCATGCCAGTAATCGCCAATGCGCCTGAAGGCAGTCTGCCAGTCGAGTTGGTTGAGCCATTCACAAGGGCAATGCAGCACTACGCTTCGCATATCGCGGCAGGCGAGGGCAAGGGCATGGACAAACAAAAGGCCGCGATGTATCGCGAAGGATTGCAACTCGCCATTCAGAAACTCACGGCAGGCACTGCAACGCCGCCTCCTGATGGTTTGATTCCAGCAGCAGGCGCAGTGCAGCAAAGAGGCATTGGAACGGGCAAACGACCATCTGTAGCGCAAGCAAACATGATGGGGGATGCAATGCAGACTCTCGCACCATCACAGAACCAAACAGTCAACGAGATTGCCGCCCCCGGTAAACCACCAACAGCAGGATAAAAATTTATGGACAAGCTAAAATCAAAACCAAAAGACAAAGAAAAAGTAACTCAACTTCCAACCATGAAGGAGAAGGAGATGGAACTCGATTCCCTCCTGTCCGCAGAGGAGGAGGCAGCATACGAAAAGCTCGACAAGCAAAAAATGAGTGACCAAGGCATGGTCAAGACCGAGGAACTCGTTGATGCCGCGAAGAATGTTTACCGCAAAGGCAAGAAGGCAGTCGGCAAAATGGTCGAAGGCGCAAAGAAGATGATCTCTGGCAAAAAAGACGAAGAGAAAAAGTGAACTGGGAACCTGAAGACATCGCTCGCCTTCGTGAATACAACGCGAAGACAAAACTTCGCCTCCGAACATACCTGCATTCCAGAATTCCTCGCGTGGATGGAAAAACCATCGAGGAAGTTGCATTGCAAGCGAAGTACAAGGAGGGATTTGAGTCCGCACTGCGTGAGCTTGATGACCTTGCCGTGTCACCTGACGACAAGGATGACCCGTCAGCAGGAAATTTCATAACAATGTAAAATATGAAAATAAAAAAGAAACCATCGTCGGCAAAAGTAGTCGGTCTCTACGCCAACATTAATGCAAAGCGCAAGCGTATTGCTGCTGGTAGCGGAGAGAAAATGCGTAAGGTTGGTAGTAAAGGCGCACCCACTGCCAAGGCATTTAAACAATCGGAAAAAACCGCAAAGAAAAAACCTGTAAAAAATGAAAGCAAAACCAGCAGCAGGAAAAGCGTCCGTTAAAATCGTAAAAAATGCAATGACTGGCAGGACTCGAAAGGTTTCTTACGGGCAGGCAGGCAAGGCGAAGGATGGCGGCAAACGGATTCGACCCGGTACTGCCAAGGGGGATGCGTACTGCGCCCGATCTGCCAAAATTAAAGGCGATTGGAAGTCTGATCCTAACTCTCCAAACAATTTGTCTCGGAAAAAATGGAAGTGCCGAGGCAGTAAATCAATGAAATAATATAAATAGTTTATCAACTTATACACTAAACTCGCTATACATCACTATAACTTAATATAAATATGGAAGATACACTCGAAAAAGAAGAATTGCCAGTAACTGGACACGGGAACCCATCATTGGATGCTGATCCAATCGATGAAGATACAGAAAATGCCATCGATGCCGCTCTTGATGCCGCAATGGATGGCGATGAACCCGTGCAGGAAGAGGTTCAGGAGGAAACTCCAGAGCAACCAGAGGAAATACCGCAAGAGCAAGTTCAAGAACCTGCTCCACAGGCTGAAATTCCACAGGAACCAGTGATTCCGCAGGTCGAAATCGACCCAGAAATTCAACAAATCGAGCAACCTCGCAATTTGAGCGAGAAAAACCAGTCAAACTGGAGAAAATTGCAAGAAACTGCCAGCGTTTACAAAAAACAGGCGCAGGAAGCGGAATCTTTGCGCCAAAAACTCCAAGAATACGAGCAAAAACCACCTGCGCCAGCAGATTATGAGGATTTGCGGAAATTCCGCGCATTGTTTGACATCCAGAGTGATCCAGACTTCCAAAACAAGTACGATGTGCCAATAAATCAAGCAAAAGCAAACATTTATGGCATTATGAAACAACATGGTGCAAGCGATGAACTATTGCAGAGCATCGAGGCACAAGGTGGGCCTGATAAAGTTAATCAAAAGTGGTGGATGAGTACACTTAACAAGCTGCCATTGACAGATGCGGAGCGTTTGAAGCGTGGAATTGTTGATATTGCGGAATTGAGCGAAAAACGAATTGCAGAAATCCAGCATTCTGCCGCAAATGCATCACAGTATTACCAGCAACGAGACGAGGCACTTGTTGAGAGATTCACCCAACAAGATCAGGAATCGATTAACTACATTCAGGAGCAAATTAAAGCGCAGAATGCCGACTGGGCATTGCCAAAAGAAATTCCTGCTGGCGCAACTCCAGAGCAACGCAAAGCGATTGAATCGCACAACGCGCAGGCAGCACAGTTGGAAGAGTTGTTCTATGGGGCAATGTACCCGCAAACTCCACAGGCACGGGCAGATGTTGCGGCGGCAGCAGCAATGTCGCATATGCTGACCAATCAATTGCGAACAGAACAGACAGCACGGCAACGGATGGAGGCGCAAATTAAACAACTTTCTGACGAAAACAATCGTCTGAAGGGAGCAGGCAGAATGCCTCGGCAGAATCTTGCAACTGCATCGAGTAACAAAGTATCCAGTGTATCTGACAGGCTTAAAATGTCATCTGCGGATGCAATCGACCTCGGTCTTGATGAAGCAGGAAATTAATAAACTAAAAAATATTATCTTATGAATAAATTGTCACCAGACGAACGCATCACACAAATTGCACTGGAGCAAAACGACCCTTTTGCAAGACCGGGGCAACTTTCTCAGTCGCTACCTAAAACCCCCTTCCAGCAAAGAGATTTTTCGCACCTCGACGATCCCGCTGATGTTGTGAAAAAATCACAGAAAGCAGAAGTCAAAGAAAAGAAAAAGCCGAAAGTAAAAGCCAAGGCACTGGAGAATGTGCCAGAACCCGTTGCTGAACCTGTGCAAGAATTGCGTCCAAACGATATTCCTCCATGTCCAGCACCAAACCCCGCTGATTTGGTCACAGAATCGCGGAATAGCGAAGGTATGCCTTCCTATCGCGCAGAATTTTCAGGCCGCGACATCATGGTGGCTTACCCTTGTTACAAGACAACAAACCCAGTAACTGCATTCGCTATGATCGCGATGGCACTCGACTTTGGTCGCGACAAAATCCGATTCGATATGTCAATCGGTGACGCAATGGTTTATCATTCCAGAAACAAGTTGGCTGAAAAATTCCTTCAGACAGACGCAAAATACCTGCTGATGATGGACGACGACATCATCCCATGCATTGGTCGCCCAGCGTGGATGAGAGCAACAGTTCATTCGGCTCAAAATGTCGCTGATCTTCCGCTCCAGAGGCACATCATTCACCGACTTTTGAATTCAAACAAAACACTAATCGGGGGTGCTTATTTTGGTCGTCAGGAAGGCGCGCGATTGATGTGTAGCGATCAAGGATTAGTTTCTGCTGCCAGAGACTACCATGACATCATCGCGCCAGTGGACTGGATCGGCACGGGATGCCTATTAATTCATCGCAGTGTTTTTGAAGATATCCAAAAAACATTCCCTGAATTAAAAACAGATAATCCAGAAAATCCGTTTGATTATTTTCTGCCAATGCAGGGCCATGTTGGTGAGGACATATCATTTTGTTATCGAGCAAAGAAAGCAGGTCATCAACCGCATATTGACCTTGGCACTCCAGTGTTTCATGTAGGCTACAAAACATATTAATGAAACCAAAAATCTATTCATACTATGAATCAATTCCGACTCGCAGGCAGGAGGAAGAATTTAGCCGAGCAAATGCTTGGAAAGCGTCTTGGGAACGGCATGGATGGGAACCAATCATGCTTAATAATAGCCATGCAAAAGGCAGTCCACTTTTCCAAAAATTAGTTGCTAAAATCCTTCGCGTAGCACCTGAATTATCAATCGCAGATCAGAATAATTTTCAAAAAATTATCATCCGTTTTGTTAAGTGGTGTGCGCTTCATGCAGCAGGAGGTGGATGGTTATCAGAGTACGATGTAGTCAATTGTGGTTTTACAAAATCAGATGCAGAGAACTTTGAAAAAAAGTCACTCGTTTTAATCGGAGATAAAAAGTCTTTTTTGGTATACGCAAATGAAGAGATGTGCAGAAGTTGTATCGCAACTTTTATTTCAGAAGACATAAATATTGGTCAGGAAATCAAAAGCGAATTCGATATTTTTAACTGCGTGAATTCGTCCGCAGATGTAGACCAGATGCTGGTTCATCCACAATTTGAGATTGGAAAGTCAAAGGCTGAAATAATGCATTCACTGCTTAAATAAATTTTTTTAAAAAAGCAGTTGACATTGAAATTTGTCTATCGTATGGATTATCACATTCGGGAAACCAAATCCGTAATTTTGGGAAGTTTTATTGGACTTAAAAACCAATTAAATAGCCGCAAAAAAAGCACTCTCGGCTTGGTGCGAAACAAAAAAATTTCGTCTTTAAAAAGACTTAACCGCTTTGTGTCGCATTCTAATTTTTAGTGTGTGATTACAGGGCAAAAATCACAACAAAACTAAATTAGAAAACCAAAATTATGGCAGATTGTATCCCATTGGCGACTATCCAAAACTTCGCCTCAAAAGACACTAACCGAATCATCGGTCAAATCGGACGAGTTCTTGCTCGTAAATCTCCTTACATTAACTCAATTGATGGCGGCACTATTCCGAATGTTTCGGATGTTGTGCGTTCTGTCGTCGAGGAAATGGCAGTACCTAACGCTTCGCTTGCTGCTCCGCAGTTTGTCAACGACACCACAATGTGCGGTGTTGGCGCGACTCCTGACCGAGTTGGCACGACCGAGTACACCTTCCAACTTCAGACCCTGCGTGGTGCTGGGCCTCGCGTTTGCGTGAAGCAAGCCCGTACGGCATTTAAAGGTAGCTATCTTCAGGCTCAAATTGCTCTGGAGAAGACCATCCTTCAAATTATCAACGCCGATATTCGTTACCAATACTTGCTGCAAAGTGGTATCAAATTCGTTGTTGATAATACCAAGTCTTTCTCGGCTAACTTGTCGGGTGATATGCAGGTTCTCGGCGCACCTTGGGCGGCAGGTTCCGTTCCAAACGCGCAGATGAACTTCAAGACCCTTTACAAGATCGGTTCGTTCTTGCGCGAGGAAATGCTTGCTGAACCTTTTGCAACCTCGGAAGGCGACTTCTTTCAGGTTATGGCATCTGCCGACCAGATCGAAGCATTCCGCAACGATGCGGATGTGAAAGAAGACTTGATCGGTCTTACTACTGGTCAGTTCAAACTTGGTGAACAGAGCATCTCTGGTTACCAGTTCCAAGGGTATCGTGGTTTCGCTTTTGGCATCGACCAACAACCTCTTCGCGCTACTGGTTTCGATGGTTCTGGCAATCTGATTCTCGTCAACCCAACCATTGCTGCCACTGTCACCAATGGTTTCGGTCAACGCCGCAACCCAGCATGGGTGAGCGCACCTTACGAAGTGATGTTCGTCGTTGCTGGCGAAGCGTTCAAGCGTCTCGTTCCTGAATCCTACACTGGCGAAGGTACATTCCGTTTCGCCCCGCAACTCGCTATGGGTGAACTGGAATGGACATATTTCCGAGACAATGATTGCAACTTGTACGGAGATTTCGGTCAGCATATTTATCAAATTCAACGAGCAATCCAACCTATTCGTCCGCAGAATGTTTGCGCGATTGTTTATAAGCGTTGCCCATTTGATGGTATGCCTCTCGCCTGCCCAACAGGTGCGACAGGACTGTAATAGTGAATTGATATCGGTGGCAGGGTCAAACGACCCTGCCACTTCATCAGTTTATTGCTGCTATGCCTCAAAAAGTAATCTGGACATCTCCACCGCAATCGTGCGCTCCATGCAATCCTAACGCATTGTCGGGTCAACAATACGACTGCGACTATCCGAATATCGGAGCGACTGGAGCGACTGGAATCGGAGCATCTGGAGCGACTGGAAGCACTGGGCCTCAAGGACTTTCAATAACTGGAAGTACTGGCGCGACTGGGAATATTGGCCCGATTGGGGCTACAGGAAGTCAAGGGTTAATGGGTTTAACCGGAAGTACTGGAGCAACAGGAATTGGGGCAACTGGAAGCACTGGTGTTCAAGGCGCAACTGGAATTGGAAGTTCTGGCGCGACAGGCGCAACTGGGATCGGCGCGACCGGAGCGACAGGAAATCTCGGCGCGACAGGGTTACAAGGCAGAACGGGAAGCACAGGCGCAAGCGGAATCAACACAATTTATAACGAAAACAATCCAATCCCACCACTTGTTCCACTTGAAGGACAACGCTGGGTAGATACGGACACGCTCATTGAGTATCAGTGGTACGATAACACTTGGGTCGAAGTTAATGCTCCAAGGGCGGGAGCGACTGGCGCGACTGGAATTGGAAGTCAGGGCGCGACAGGCGCAACTGGAGTAGGATTGCAAGGCAGCACTGGCGCAACAGGAATTGGCGCGACTGGCAGCACGGGAATCTCTGGCAGCACAGGCGCAACGGGAGTTGGAATCCAAGGAAGCACAGGCGCAACTGGAGTCGGAGCGACAGGCGCAACTGGCGCAACTGGGGTAGGATTGCAAGGCAGCACTGGAGCAACAGGAGTTGGTACTCAAGGCAGCACTGGCGCAACAGGAGTTGGTACTCAAGGCAGTACGGGGGCTACTGGTGTCGGAGCGCAAGGCAGTACGGGGGCTACTGGTGTTGGAGTCCAAGGCAGTACGGGGGCAACAGGTGTCGGAGCGACAGGAAGCACAGGGGCAACAGGTATCGGAGCAACCGGAGCGACTGGGCCAGCGGCAGATACTTCTGCGTTTGTTCAGAAGTCTGGAGACACGATGACAGGAAAGTTGGTTGCCGCCGCTGACCTTACGGCATCTAAGCTAAACATCGGAAATGCCATCGGAACTCCCGGCCCAACTTCTTTAGTTGATGGTGATGTTTGGATTACAAATCAAAACAAACTAGCGTGGAGAACAAACGGGAATACTGTTAATGCCGCAGGATTAAGCCAAACAAATACATTTAGCCAACCTCAAACAATTGGCGTAACATCAAATGCTTCTCCAGTTCTTTCTGCATCTAACACAGGGACACGCGAAATAGCTACATTTACAAATACAATTTCAGCAACAAGCGATGCAGTTGTTATTACAAACCTTGGTTCTGGAAATAGTTTAGTTGTAAATGACGATACGACTCCTGATAGCACTCGTTTTGCAGTATCTAATACTGGGCGAGTAGGTGTTGGCGTTACTCCAGACGCAACTGTTGCATTGTCTGTTGATACAACTGGAATTAAGTTTGGTGATGGAACGATTCAAACTACTGCTTCTGTTGCTGGCGCAACTGGAGCAACTGGAGCAAGCGTGACAGGGGCAACTGGGGCTACAGGAGTTGGAGCAACTGGCGCAACAGGTTTATCTGTAACAGGTAGCACTGGCGCAACAGGGGCTACAGGAGTCGGCGTACAGGGGAGTACAGGAGCAACGGGTTCAGGCGCAACTGGTAGTACTGGCGCAACGGGAGTTGGCGAGCAAGGAAGCACAGGGGCAACAGGTATCGGGGCTACTGGCGCAACTGGTTTAGGTTCAGTTGGTAGCACTGGAGCAACGGGAAATGTTGGGGCTACTGGTTTGACTGGTGCTGGCGGGGCTTCTGGTTTTTACGGATCATATTTTAGCAATGTTGATCAAACTGCCGTTGCCATTAATACTGCATATGCGATGACAGTAAATAATGTCATCGGACAAAATGGCATTTCTGTTGTTAGTGGATCACAAATTACTTTTACAAGTTCGGGAACATACGACATTCAATTCTCCGCTCAATTGCATAACAATGGTGGTGGGGGTGGGGGAGACACTGTTCAGATTTGGTTCCGCAAAAATGGAACTGATATTCCAGATTCTGCAACAAGAGTTGCCGTCCCAACAAATACTCCATATGTGGTAGCGGCGTGGGACTTCATGGATAATTTTGCCGCTGGAGACAATTTCCAAATCATGTGGTCAACTAACAATACCAATATCGGTATTGACCACAATACAGCAACTGCACCAGCACCAAATATTCCATCTGTAATTATTTCAGTAATGCAGGTGATGTATAACCAACTTGGGCCTCAAGGCGCAACTGGTCTTACAGGTGGTCAAGGTTCCACGGGCGCAACAGGTTTGACTGGAGGACAAGGAAGCACGGGTGCAACTGGAGTAGGAACGCAAGGCGCAACTGGCGCAACCGGGCCGCTTGCTCCTAATGCCGTTGTAAGTAACACCACCGGAATTACAGGAGCAGATCAAGTAACTAATATTGTATCTCTTACTCAAGCAGAATATAATTCTATATTAACGCCAGACGCATCAACTCTTTACATTATTACCGACTAATGCCCACAACTACTGGAAAAATATACCTTGGCAACATTCTCATTTCCAGCGGAGCCACTACATGGTGGACTCGCCCCAGTGATTGGATTGCCATGCCGACAATTATCTCAACAGAACAAAAAGTAGCCGCGCTTTTTCTTGTGGGAGATAACGACAGCAATTTTGTTGCGTTCCGTTTTTCTGGAAACTACACAGTTGATTGGGGTGATGGTAATATTGAAAATGTTGCTGCTGGAGTTACGGCAGAGCATAACTATTTGTTTAGTAGCCTCTCTGCATCAACAGAGATTGGGCCTGTTGGTTCTAAAATGCGGCAGGCAATGATTGTGATTACGCCGCAAGCGGGGCGAAATCTTACATCTATATCATTTGATTTTAAGCATTCGTCACTTGGCGCGACAACATACACTACGCCAATTCTTGAAATTACTTTATCCGCTCCTAGCTGCACGACATGGCTAATTGGTGGAACAATAGGAAATCTTAGACTTCTTGAGCAATGCACTATTCTTTCGCACAATGCGACAAACATGACTAATTTGTTTTCTGGTTGCTCTGCACTTCAGAGTGTTCCATCATTTAACACTGCTGCTGTAACAAACATGGCTAGTATGTTTCAAGCTTGCGCCGCACTTCAGAGTGTTCCTTTATTTAATACTTCTGCTGTAACAAACATGGCTAGTATGTTTCAAGCTTGCGCCGCACTTCAGAGTGTTCCATCATTTAATACTATTGCTGTAACAAACATGAGCAATATGTTTCAAGCTTGCTCTGCACTTCAGAGTGTTCCTTTATTTAATACTTCTGCTGTAACAAACATGACTAGTATGTTTAATGCTTGTAGATCGCTTCAAAGCATCCCTAACCTTAATTGCTCAAGTGCAACAAGTATAATTTCATTTGCAATAAATTGCAACGGGCTGAAGCGTTGCCAAGCAACAGGAATAAAAAGCACTGTTTCATTCGCAAATTGCGCTTTAAGCGCAACAAATCTTAACGAGATTTACACTAACCTTGCTGATTTAACTGCGCTACCAACACAAACTATAACTGTCACGGGCAACTACGGCATAGCGACCGACAACCCTGCAATTGCAACAGCAAAAAATTGGACTGTTGTAGGATAATTTTTATGGAAGACACATCTGGATTTTACAAAGAGGAAAATGGCGAGTTGATTTACGGGCCTAATTTTGTGCTGAATAAAAACTATGAACTCCGCAAAGAAACGCACGATCAACATACATATCCTATCGATGGATGGTATTGGTTTGATTCCAAGGCAGAAGCAAAACTATCTTTAATTAACGCACAATGAACGACAACGCAACATTTACAGGCATTTTAGGAACAACAACCAGTTTTACTGGGTTCATGGTTAGTCTGATGCCGCACATTGAAACAGGGTTACGCCTTGGTGGATTATTTGTTTCGTTGGTTGCGGGAATCTTAACCATCGTTTATATGTTCAATAAAATTCGCAAACAATGAGACCAGAAAAAATCGCACTTGGATTAGTTTTGATCTCGTTTGCATTTTTAGCAATGGCATTCTTGACAGGGTGCGAGACACTTGGTATCTCTTTACATACAGATTACGGCAGGATCACTTATGAACTGCCAGAACCGAAAGGAACAAAAAAATGAAAACTAATTGGAAAACAACGCTCCTCGGAGTATTTACGATTCTTGCAGCAGTTTCTGACGCAGGTAAAGAATTTTTGACAACTGGAAACTTCGGGGATATCGGCTTGCTTTTTGCTGCCGTTACTGCTGGGGTTGGTCTAATCCTTGCCAAAGATAGCAACAAGTAATGGTTCCGAATTCTCGACCACAGCAGGCAAAGGAAAAGACTCTTGCGATGACTATTCGCGCAGGGATTGAGGATCGTGTTGCTCTGGTTGGAGTTCGCGGATATTATGCCAACTCGATGGGAATCAAAGGAAAGAACGATAGAGGAATTTATGATGATGCGATTATTCTTTTATCACCTTCAGTCCATGCTACATTCAATGCGAATACTGACCCGTCTGTATATCGAAAAGGCATTGCAGTGCTTAAAACTGGCGTACATCGCTTCAAAAAAGGCAATCATGGCATTAGCAAGCCCGATGGAGGTTATCCTGCGCTACGACCTGCTAACCCAAAAGAGGAGTTGCCTGTCACGCGAGACAAAGAAGGCGACTCTATGGGAGTTGCGATAAACATTCATCGCGGAGGCTATAACTCTACCAGTTCCGCTGGGTGTCAAACAATCTATCCACCACAATGGAATGGATTTATAAATCTTGTTTATTCTGAAATGGCAAGATACAATCAAAAAACAATCCCTTATCTTTTAGTAGAAAATATTTAATATGCCTATTGTTTTTCCAGATAATCCTTTTATTGGGCAGGAATTTTTTGCTGGGGCTAAAGGTTGGCGTTGGAATGGATTTGCTTGGGATTCAATTGCTAATACAGCAGCAGTTGGCGCGACTGGGCCAATCGGAGCAACAGGTTTACAGGGCAGCACTGGGGCTACTGGAATCGGGAGTACAGGCGCAACTGGAAATATCGGCCCAGTCGGAGCGACTGGAAGCACAGGATTGGTCGGAGCGACTGGGAGTAGCGGAATTCAAGGTTTAGTCGGCGCAACTGGCAGTACAGGAATTCAAGGTTTAGTCGGCGCAACTGGCAGTACAGGAATTGGTTCAACAGGCGCAACAGGTGTTGGAACGCAAGGCAGTACTGGGGCAACTGGGACTGGAATCCAAGGTAGCACTGGGGCGACTGGGATTGGGATTCAAGGTGCAACTGGGGCAACTGGGACTGGAATCCAAGGTAGCACTGGCGCAACTGGTATAGGGATTCAAGGTTCAACAGGTGCGACTGGAATCGGAGTTCAAGGAAGTACTGGTGCAACAGGAATCGGAATTCAAGGTGCAACGGGTGCTACTGGAGTTCTTCCTCCGTCTAATGCTGGTAATGTTTGGACATTTGCTGGAAATGGATCAACAACAACTTGGACGCTAACTGGAAATACATCTGGTAGCCTTAATTCTGCACTGTATATTGTAACAATTGATGGGATTTTTCAAGCCCCAGCAAATTACACTATAAACAATGTGTCTCCAAGAACATTAACAATTTCAACTGTGCCAAATGGTAGTTCTCTTGTTGTAGTTTCTTTATCTACAGCATAAAAATTAATTTGACACAAATATAAACAAACATTAAAAGAAAATAAACATTATGTCATGCGGATGTAATAACAACTCAAGTGAATGTCCAGATGTTCCATATCCTCAAATTTCGAGGGAATCCGTTCCTTCGTTAATTGACAATCTTGTCTACGCTCTTTACGGAACAATCAATAAAAGCGTTACCAATGGTCGAGTAGTTTGGGATATCCCATGTGATCCTAATAACACTGCTGAAATCCCAACTATTCCTCGAAATGAAGGCGAGGGACTATTGTGTTATATTATTCGTTGTTTTGATGCTTTTGTTAATGGAGAAATTACATTTAATGAGAACACCCAATTTACTTCAAGTGGCGCGTCTCAATCGTATAGGTTGGTGGATAGATTTTACAAAGCACCATTAACAGTTTATCTTTCTACCCGAACGGACGGCATTGCTGGTGATGGCACAATAAACAATCCGTATGATGCTTCGACTGAATCAAAATTTGACACTTTGATTCCTACATTGCCACAAAATAGCACTATTGTTTTATTGTCGGGGACATATTACACAAAATATACAACTTGGCCTAATTTTTGTAGTGTCATTGGCTCTGGAATTAACAATACTAAAATTGTAAATTCAGCTCTTCCATCTGAAGCTGTAGCTGGGCCGGGCTATTCTGTTATTTCTATTATTGGAGATAATGTGACAGTATCAAATTTAACAATTGATTGTAATTGGCAAAACATTAAAGCGTTAATGCGTAAAAATGGAGCGGTTTTTTTAATGGGAAGAAACTGCATGATTGATAGAATTAGAGCAATCAATTTTGGAGGAGATGCAACAAATGGATACGAAGCATTCCCATTGTTTATTACTTCGGGAGAAAATCACCCTAATCCAATTCCAAGTTTAATTGGGGATAGAGGATGTATTATTCAAAATTGCATAGTTTCAGACCTGCAACCCGGAGCGGATAGCGCAACGGGATATGCTACATTTATTGGAATTGGGGGAGATGGATATGGATCACCGAGTGTTACGCCTAAAGATTCAAATGGCATTATCAAAAACAATATTTGCATTGGCCCAGCAGTTGAAGGGTCTGCATTTACAAATGTTGGTGGATTTGGAATAGTTCTTGGTGCAAATTATGACCATCTTGAAGTTTCTGGAAATACATTACTTAATTTAGCTCAAGGCATTTATGGTGATAGTTGGATAAATAAAAATCTTTATGTAAAAAACAATTTTTTTAGGAATTGCTCAAGAAGTATTGGTTTAACATTTAGCGCACCAAGTAATAAAACTTCAAATATAATTATTTCTGAAAATACAATCCAAGTTCCGTTGTTAAATGTTGGTGGTGGTGGTGCTGCCAGAATTGAGGGGGTTGATAATCTTCTTATTGAAAAAAATACAATTTATTGCTTTAATGGAAATACAAATACAATAAACAACGGAAGTGCAATTTTTGTTGGGAATTGCAATATTGCACAAATTAAAGACAATATTTTTTATAACAACATGAATTTCAACAATTGCCTTGGTGGCAATGTTGGTTCATGGCTTGATGATAATAATAGAGACGAAAATGGGGTAAGAAATTATTGGTATTCATTTTACCAAAATGATTTGTATGTGAATGCTGATTTTTCTGATCCAGTAAAAAATGGACTTCAATTAGCAAGGGCAGTTCAGTTTGCATCAATTTCTCAACCATTTTACAATAATAAATCTGCAACAAATAAGTTCACAGTATTTATCGGGCCGGGAACATACAATTTGCCAGTAGGTGGATTTGGTTCTGGGATTACGCCAAATGTTGGATTCCAATCATTTATTGGAACTGGAAACGCAGAAGACACAATTATTCGATGCACTACCGCTCCAACAGTTGATTTGGTTTATGGAGAACAGGGGTATTATACATTTAAAAATATGACCATTATTGGTTCTGGTGGGTTTGCAATTTCAGTGAGTGGCAATGGAGGAACAAATCTTTTTGAAAATGTTATTTTCTCAAAAGAAGGAAGCGGAACAACCGTCCCTCAAGGTGGCTATACATTACGAGGAACATGGATAAATTGTAAATCAGATGTTCCAATGTATGATTTAGTTACTGGTCAAGGTGGATTTGTTGGAACAATGATAAATTGCACTTGGAATGCCGGAATTGCTAACCAAGGAGTTGACGGAGTTATTCGCGGTTGTTATATTAAAACAAATACTAATGGTCAAGGAATTAATTTTAAAGGATATTCCACGAATAATTGCATAGTTTCATCTTGTATATTTGAAGGGCCGTCTACATTTACACAAATGCCAGAAGTGGGGCTTCAAGGCAATGTCGTAATGTCAAATTGTAGAATATCTAATGCAAAACCATATAATCAAGGAAATAATAAATTGTATAATACAACAATTACTGCTCCATCTTCAGCTACATATTCTATAACTTATGGTGGAATTGCTGGAACTCTTGAGTTATTTTCTGTTGGCGCGAATAAAGCAATTGACCCTGCAATTACAAAAACAAATTTAACATCGTTGTAAGATGAGATTACTTCTCGCTATTGTTATCGTTGCTCTTGCTGGTTGCGCTACGCTTCCAGTCGAGCCACCTGCGTTCGCAGGACGCTACAGGAACGCTTGTCTTCCCGAAGCAATAGCAATGGCGCAGGGACTCAAAGAAAAGTCGATACAGACCCGTGTGCTGCGAATCCAGACGAAAGACTGGGGTCATGCGGTCTGCGTTTACCTCTACCCGACTGGCGTGAACAAACTCTACGCATGGGATTCATACTGGCAAAGTATCAACCTCCGCGCATGGTTTGACAATCCCACCAGCATCGCTAATGCTTGGCTTGACTACACGCATCCTAATATACAACTTGTAAACGCAACTTTCTTTGATTAAATAAAATTATGCTAACTCGTATCACTCTCAGTGGCTTAATAATAAAACAAAAATTAAAATAGAAAAACTAAAATTATGCCACTTACAAAAGCAAAAACAGATATAATTGATCTAAATAAAGACACAACAATTAATACAATCAAAATTGGTTTGGGTGGTGGGCAAGTAGCAGCCAATACATGTGTTGGATTTAGTGCGCTTCAGTCAAATACAACAGGATCAGGAAACACGGCAGTTGGATGTCAAGCATCTAGTGGAAATACACAAGGAGCATCAAATACAGCACTCGGTGTAAGTACACTGCAATTTAATACAAGCGGAAATTCTAATACAGCAGTAGGAGCTTTTGTTCTAGTTGATAACACGACAGGATCCAGCAACACAGCAGTAGGGGCAGGTGCTCTAATTGATAATACTACTGGAATCCGTAATACAGCAGTTGGTTTTAATGCGCTTGCAAACAATACAACATTCACAAATGTTGGTGGATTCGGGTACGATGCACAAGTAACTGGGAGCAATCAAATTAGAATTGGCAATACTTCTATTACAAGTGTCACTTCTCAAACAAATGCTTGGTCTGATGGAAGAGATAAAGCAGATATTCGTGATACTGTTTTAGGTCTCGACTTTATCAATGAACTTCGACCAGTTGATTACAAATGGGATTATCGTGAAGATTATCGCACATCGCCACCTGATATTGTTATTAAACCATTAGAACCGAAAGAAAACGCTTCTGATGAAGAAAAACAAAAATATGCAGAAGAACTCGCAGTATATGAAGCGTATGTTGTTGTTAGAGATAAATGGCTTGAGGATTCTAAACTAAAAAACATCACGCATGATGGGACGCATAAGCGAACAAGATTCCATCACGGGTTGATTGCTCAAGAAATTAAAGCAGTTATTGAAAAAACTGGAGTTGATTTTGGAGGTTTCCAAGACCATACAATTGATGGCGGCGATGAGGCAATGACTGTTGGATACAATGAACTTATTGGCCCAATGATCAAAGCTATCCAAGAACTCTCTTCGGAGGTTGCTTCTTTGAAAGCTCAACTGAATCCTTGATATGTATATGAAAGAAAAATACGAACTACCAGAAGGTTTTGTTGACCTGTCCGAGGAGGTTAAACCAATGATGGCAATGTCAATTTCCGAGCCAGAAATGGAAGAGGAAGAGGACGATACAGAGTACAGCTATCCTTCACTTTACTTCAACAACGCAGAAGGTCTTAAAGAATTGCCGAAGGAAGGCACTGCTACAATTTATTTCAAAAAAACAATGGAGCGCACCGAGGTAGTAACTCGCGATGGTAAAACTAAAAAAAACCATTGCGTTGAACTCTGCATTTGTGGTATTAAGACTCCGAAATCAACAGCACCTAAAATGGATGCTGAAAACGAAATTGAGAACGGACTAAACGAAGCAGAAGAAGAGGAAGATTAAAATTATGGCAATGACACCCGATATGGCAGAAATGCCTGCACCCGAAATGACACCTGACATGATGACTGCGCCCGAAGGCGAAGTTACTATGTCAATCAACAAAGCGGATTTTGATAATCTCAATAGCCTTGTTCAAGAACTTGCTTCTGCGCTATCTGCTATGTCATCCTCTGTGGATATGCAGGCGGCAGCAGGCGAGGAAGAAGCTATGCCAAAGGCCGAGGAAGCGGCAGACATGGCAGACCTCGATATGTTCGCAAAAGAACTCTCCGCTCGCAGTCGTGCTTAATTATGTTCGTCTCGCAAATTTTCGAGGAATGTGCGGAAATTTTAGGAACGACCAATAGCGAAAAAGTCTTCCGCAAGATTTCGCAGGCAGTGCAGACTTTAATGGAGTCTGGACACTGGTCACATAGCACTGCCGAGGTCGATATCTGCACTGGATGGGATGGATGTAGCGTTGTCCTTCCACGGGGCGTTGACACGCCTCTGGCAATTAATGTTGATGGTTCGCCTGTCTACTTCCGAAATCGGCTTTTCCAGTACCATGTAAACAAAGGAGGAATGTTCTCGCCTGTTCAGTGGGCATGGGATGACCGAGGGTTTACCGCAACGGCAATGGAAATCATTCAGCCTTCTCAACTTATCGCAATTGCAGAGGTTGAAAACGATGTCGGCAAGGTCATTCGCGTTCTTGGTACGAATGACGGCAATGTGCCGCTTCGTAGCCAACTTGAAAATGGAACTGGCGTTGACGGGATACTTATTCCAATTAATTCCAAGAATGACTATCCGCTCGGAGTTATTTTGCCGCCTGATCAGACCATCGAGAGTCGCAGTGTCGCTATCGATCCGCTTACTCGCTTTACAACAGCAACCGCTCACCAATTGACCTCTGGGCAGGGATTCAATATTGCCTCCTTCACTGGCACTATCCCTGTGCCATTGTCGAACGGACAGGTGGTCTACATTGGCGTAATCGATGCAGTCACAATTCAGCTATTCTCTGACCAAAACAACGCGAAGAACGGGAATTTTCCGATCAAACTACAGAGCATTGTTCAGGCTTTAGGGCAAACTGGAACGATAACAATTAAGGACAGTAAACCAAGTTCCGTTGTTACTGCATTAAGGTTCCCCGACTTGCCTGCAAATGAACCGAGCTTGCCAATCACAACGGCAAATCCTGTTGCATTTCCGCAAGGTCAAACACTTCCTCCTCCACTACTTGAAAAGGTTACATATTTTGCAAATTTAATCGACCCTAAAAATCTCCAGATTTTCGAGTCTTTTCAGGACGCTCAAAATAATGTTAATCCAGTTTATACAACTGGGGCAACTACTCCAATTCAGATCGACATCCGAAAAGAGATTCTTCCTGAATCAAAACTGACTTTTGCTATCCAGCACTTTTACAAGCAAGGAGATCAGGTGCAGGCTTATACTGCTGGAGGCACATTGCCAAATCCGCTGATTGCAAACCAGAACTATTTTGTCAATGTCATTGATGAATTTACAATTACTCTGCATGAATCGCAAGCAGATGCTGTTGCCTCAACTCCAACGAATCCAATTAATCCTATCAAACTTATTGATGCAGGAGTTGGAACTAATTTTATTGTAAAATTAATTTCATCAACATATCGATCTGGAGAGTTTTCTCAAATAACTGCGCCGGGACTTAATATTCCTGTTCCTCAAGGTGCTGGGGCAAATTTTCAAGCAGTTGTTACTGGATCAGTTAATTCAGTCACAGTAACAAGTCAGGGCGCAGAATATATAACAACGCCTGAAGTTACATTTAGTCCTCCTGCACAACCTCCAGTAAATTCTAAAATTCAAACAATTACTGCAACTGGATATGCTATTCTTAACACAATAAACAAGAAGGTTGAACAGGTTATTATTACAAATCCGGGGGCAGGCTACACATCCGCTCCATTAATTACAATTGCCGCTCCAATCCAACCATTATTTGAAATTGTATCAATAACAAAAGTTGGGGCAAATAAAACAATTGCTGCTGGTAATTTAACTGGAATAGTTGGAGGAACAACAGCAACTTGTACTATTGCTGCTCATGGATATGGAGACAATCAAGTTGTTACAATTAGTGGAGTAGCAAATGATTCTGCATACAATGGAACCTTTGTTATAAATTATATAAGTGCAAGTCAATTTTCATATCAAACATTGTCTCAAATAACAGCGGCTACAGCAACAGGAACAATGATTTCTACTGCATACACTGGAACAGTAGCTACAGCAACAACAAATGAAACAACAGGATATGCAGTTGGAGATAATGTAATAATAACAGGAGCAGATCAAGAAGTGTTTAATGGAACAAAAACAATTCTTGCAATAAATGCGGGAGCAAAAACATTTACTTTTACAGTTTCATCATTGGCAGGAAGTCCTGCTACAGGAACTATAACATCTCAAAAATTAGTAGGAACTCAAGCTACAGCACAAGCAAGAATTACAACATCTTTTGTTTCATATTTTAACAGAATTTCTAAAGGTTCTAACTATAGGCAATCTCCACAAGTGGAAATTACTGGAGGAGGAGGTTCTGGAGCAACTGCACAAGCAGTTGTAAATACAACAACATATAATAATGTTTCAATATCAAGAACTGGATCAATTGCAACAGCAACAACATTAACTCCGCATGGATTTATAAAAGATCAAGTTGTAACGATATCTGATTCTTCTCAATTGGCATATAGTGGAGATAAAACTATTAGTAGCGTTCCAATGCTATCTACACCAATTTTAAGTTTGACAAGGTCTGGAACTGTTGTAACTGCAAAATTTGCGTCTGCACATAATTATAATACTGGTCAAATTGTTACAATTTACGGAGTAACTCCGATTGATTATAATGGAGACTATCCAATATCTGTAATTGATTCTTTATCTTTTTCATACAACATTACAAATACACCTGCAATTGTTGTTAATCCGGGCTTTTCTTCAATACCTAATCCAACGGCAACAACATTTACATTTAATGTAATTGGAACTCCAAGCAATATTACTGGAGCATCGGTTTTTTCTGGAGAAGTAACAGCACTAAATTTAATAACATCTGGAACTGGATATACTTCTCCACCAAATGTATTTATTACTCCATCAACTGGTGTATTCATTGAATTTTCTTCAACAGGAACTTTACCTGCACCACTTGTTGCTGGAACTGCATATCGCATAGAGTCGCCACTGGAGACAAGTAGTGGAACATTTACAATCAAAAATGCAGACTTTTCAAAAATAAATATTACTGGTGGTGGGAGTGGAACATTTTACACTGTCCTTTCTCGTTCATTTGGGGTTGGCTTTACAGATCGTTGGTTGGGAGATTTTTCAAGCCTTTCAACTGGTGATGCTATATATTTTGGAACTGATTTTATTCTTCCGACAACAAATCCATCAATAAGTCCAACAGTTGCAAGATATTTAAATATAATTACATCTGGAGTTTCAAGAGTTTATAATACAGAAGTAAATGCAAATGCTGGACTTTTAGTTGATGGAAATTCTATTAATGTAATAGAAATTGGAAATTTTGATGGAACAATAGCCACTGCAAAAACTGCATCAAATCATGGATATGTAGCTGGTAATTCAGTAACAATTACTGGAGCAACAGGAATATATGCTGGATACAATAAAACTGACGCTATAATTATTTCAGTTACTACAGATACATTTACTTATGCTATTGATTCAGTTCTTCCATCTACAAATTTAGATGTTGGAATAAAAGTATATAAAACATCTGGATTAATCCAAGTTGTATCATTTGGCGTTGGGCAAACATATTATGGTCGCAGATATAGCGTATCTCCATTACCATATAACAATCTTATCAAACCAGATAGCGTTGTTAATTTGAAGGATGATCAGATAGTTAAATTTTCTACATCTGGAACAATGCCAGTCGGATTGCAGTCAGGCGAGAATTACACAATCAAATTGTTTGGTGACAGTGTAAAAGCGTTTTCTGTAACAACAGGTACATTGGTTACTCTTATAAGTGCTGGCACTGGAAAATTAAGTCTCGATATCGAGCGAACAATTACTCCAGTCAAATCCACAAGGATTTATTGCGAGCGTTCACTTTTTGAAACTGGTCAGGCAATTAATGTGAGAGCAGTCGAGGGTGATGTATTGCCAGTTCCTTTGGTGGCAGGAACCAAGTATTATGTTCGCAGAATTGATGAGAACTACATCGAGCTTTACAACACTGCTGCCAATGCAAATGGATCGGGAACTACAGGCAGGATTGCTTTTGAAACATCTGGCAATTCTACCGAGTCTACATTCTTCATTGATGCAACGGATGACTCTGTTTTGGTCAAATCGATCTCACAGATCGAAAAACCGCTTACAGACGGGTTTGTTTTGCTCTACGCATGGGATTATGGACGCAGCAATGACATGACCTTGATTGGTCGCTATCACCCATCCGAGGTTAATCCACAATACCGCAGGATTCGCCTTGGTAAAAAGTGTGCTTGGGTGCGTCTGGCATATCGGATGTCACCTCCGTTTATCACTTCGATGTACGACTACATTCCTGTAGAGCATGAACGGGCAATAATTGCGGCAGTCCACGCCTGCGACATGGAAGACAAGGATTTTGCCGATCAATCGACAAGATACTGGGGCATCGCATTCAATTACCTGCGGAACCAGCAGGAGTACATTGATGGTCACGCGCAGGTTCCACCACAGATTAACAACATCACCTATGGTGATGGAACTGATCCTGTAATCTTTTAATGAAAAGCGAGCAGATATCATCTGGCAGATTGGTCAAGGCAACCTCTGGGTGGTTTGCTGGCGTAAATTCTGTCCGCAATCCGTGGTCACTTCCTGAAAATCAATTCAAATGGGGGGTCAATGTCCAAGTGCGAGGCGGCATCGTGCAGACTCGTCCCGGCCAAGCAATGCGCCTCTCATTGCCTGCTGGAAACTTTCAGGGTGGAATTTTCTTTGCTGCGAATAAGCAAAAAGAGTCTGCAAAAATTGAAGTCATCAATGGTCGCACGATTACGACTCCTGCAAAAATTTTTAATGTCGAAGGCGAGGGGGTTATTGCCGAAGAAATACCCTACATGGTCTTTGCTGTTTCAGGATCGGTTTATTTCGCTCCATTCCCTTTGACTCAACCCAAAGATTGGTCGGAGTACAAATTGTCAAACATCTCACTCGATCCAGATGTCGATCAGTTTGTCTTCTGCCTCGCTACGCAATCTGCGAATCTTTCGACGGGTAAAGATGAGATTGTGACTCCATCGCATCGAGCAGTCTTCATCCAAGATGGCGTTTCTGCTCCAGCATACTGGGATGGGTCGAACAAGACTGGTACGCAAACCGCATCGATCCCGACTGGATACTGGATGGCGTTTTCTGGAAACAGACTTTGGATTGCTGATAAAAATATTGTGTTGGCAAGCGATCTCGGAGACCCGACCTCATGGCAAGAACGCAAGAGTGGTGCTGGTCGCGGAGACTTTGCCTTTTCGAGGACAGTTACTGGAATGGTTAGCTATGTCGGTCAGGATACATCAACCCGATTGATTGTGTTTACTGATAGAGCAACCTTCTCTCTCGCCTCTGGAATTCTTGATCGTTCCCAGTGGACATCGACTGCCAATTTCCAGAACACGCTTTTCCCGACTGTTGGATGTATCGCAGGCAAGTCAATCACTTTTCAGGCAGGTCAAATGTGGTGGTACTCGCAGGGTGGGTTGATTGCTGCGGATGTGGCGGCAGCATCGTATCTGTCGTCGCAGATTATCTACAAAGATGTCGAGATGGCGAGGACGAAGCAGTATTTGTCAGGCAATACAAAAGGCATCTGCTGCACTTCATTTGAAAACTACATTTTGGTCAGTGTTCCGTATCTCGAAAAGCTGAACTCGCAGACGATGGTTCTTGACTATGCTGCTGCGTCAGAATGGTCGCAGCAACGCATTCCTGCTTGGTGTGGTGTATGGACAGGAACTCGACCTGTTGAGTGGACTACAGGCACTGTGGGAGGACAGCAAAGGTGCTTTCATTTTAGTGTTGACTACGCAGCAACCAGTGATGGGTCTTACAACCACATCTGGGAATCTTTTGCACCTCAAAAGTACGATTCGTACTTCGACACAAATTCGGACGGCACGACGACTCCTAAAATCAATCGCATTTACTGCCAGATGGAGACTGCGATGCTGGGTGATGCAATGGATTTGAAGCAGTTCATCTACTCTGAAATCGAGGCTTGCGAAATCGGTGGCGTTGTAGATGTCACAGTTGCATTCCGAGGGAGCAAGGGTAAGCACAAGCAGGTTCTCAAAAAACGCCTTCTTGCTGTTACCGATGATGTGCAGTGGAAAGGCACTCCGTACCAAGATAAGATCGAGGAACTGGGATTTTTGAATTCGCAGTATCGCAGGTTGATTACCGAATCATCCCAAAGAACCATCGACTACACCACCTGCGAAAGTGACCTCACAATCGACATCGATAAAGCATTCAGCATACTGATAGAATGGTGCGGTCAAATGGGGGTTGAGATCGTGCGAATTTACATCGATCCATACTCGACAAAATCACTTGGCGTACCTCAACGAGACGAAAAAAAATACTGCGTGGTTGGTCAGGATGGGAACAACATTACAATTGACACTCTACCGAACGCATATGATACGACGAACGGGCAACAGAGATCGTGGTATGCCAGTGTTTACAAAACAGTGACATTAATTTGTCCATTAGGTTCTCCTTCCCCTGCTATTGCAGCAACAGCAGAGGCATCATTCCTATCTTACATTAGCTACGAACACGCAGAGGCAGAGGCGAGTACATTGGCACTTCAGGCAGCAAATGCTGCTGCACAGCAATATCGAGCGGAGAATCCTTGCCAACCTCCTGAATAATTCTATGCCATCAATTGTTACAGCATCTGAACGAGTTACAGACTTCCCAAGCAAGTTTGTTTTTCCATTTTCAAACGAAAATACAATCCCGTTGTATTCATCTATTAATTTTATTAATGAAGCTGAAAATAATTGCTTGCCATGTATCGTATGCGGCAATATTAATGACAGAATCAATGCCATTGAGGAGCAAGCAAGTCGATATAAAAACTATGTACCCAATCAGTTTGATAAAACAAACATTGTAGTTGGAACAGTATGAAAATTAGTAATATAGAATATAAAACGATTCCAAAAGACAGTGGGGAATTTCTTGAACTTGTTGATTTTGCCGAGGAATTCGATCACCATGTTGTTGAGCATCCACAAGTGAATGTAATTGGGCATTATAAGGATGGAAAACTATTCGGATATTCCGATCATGTTTACATTCCAGTTCTTTACCCTGCTTTCCATCCAAAACACACTACTCCGAGAGATGTAGTTCAATGTATGCACGATCTCAAAGTGTATGCACAAGTGTCTGGGGCAGCAGGGTATATCGGAGTTCCACTCCAGAGTGAACGCACTAATTTTACAAACGAAATCATGTCAAAACTTGGTTTAAAACGAATGCATCGAGAACTTTTTAGCCTTTAAGGAGATTACTATGGGAGGAAGCGCACCAGCACCAACAACATTAAATACATCGAGGATGATTCCTCCTCCAAATCCGCAACCAACTTACGATATTTTGGGTGCGTCGATGAAGTTAGGAGAAAGCGCACTGGATTTGAAGCGCGACAATATTTCGCTGGCATCAAAAATGCCTCCAAGGATGCTGGAATACAACCCTACAGAGGTTTCGCAGCAAGCATATGAATTTGGACTTGGCAACATCCAAAGATCGCGGGAAGGTGAACAACTAACCGATCCATTTGCGGCTGAAATGCGAATGGGATTGAGCCAACAAGTTGCAGAAGCAACTGATCCAAATAATTTGGAAGATTTTTTAAGCAGATTCGCTCGCGAGCGTGGAATCACTTCCGTTGCATCAACTGGGATTGATCCATCCAGCACGATTGGCAGGTCTGCCATCTTCGACAAGACTGCTGAAGCAGGCAGGAATATGATGTTCGACAACATTGCGAAGCGGCAGGCATTTTTACAAGCGACTCCTGCTCCAATGGGAGGTATTGATCCCGGCGCGGCAGTAGCGGCACAGCAAGCCACAAGAGACGCGAATACTGGAACCATGAATGCGTTCCAACAGCAGAATCTCCAAAATGTTTTTGGAATGGGTCAATCGTATGCCGATTTTGTAAACAAAATGATGGGAGAGACCCTATCGGCAAATCAAGCAGAGCAGGCAAACCTGCGTCAATACCAAGGACAACTGATTAACAATCTCCTTGGAAATGCGAATTCGGAAAATGCCGCCAATGCTGCCGCATCTGCTGGGCAGCAGGCACAGACTGGGCAACTCATTGCGGGAGGTGGAGCAGCACTGGGAATCGCCGCAGCAGCAGCAATTATGATTTAATAGATGAATATTGAACTCCTGAATAAGACAGTTGAAATGGCGCGACTCTGGGCTACAAATTGGCCGAAGAGCGTTGTATTTTGGTCTGGAGGCAAAGACTCCACGGCATTGCTTCATATACTCAAATTCCGCGCAGGAATTGAACTGCCTGTCGTTCAATTCCGCGAACCTAAATTCCGTGAACGCTACGCTTATTCAGACCGACTGATCAAAAAATGGAAACTTGCAATCTATGAGTATCCACCGATGCGAGTAGCATTGACTGATGGGCCTGACACCGAGACTGGCAAGGTGCGGTTCGATATGCTCAAATACTTTCAATGGGGTGAAAAGTGTATGGTCATGTCGTTGGGAACAGAACGACCAAAAGAAGGCGAGGACTTCCTGTGTGGCGTTAACGACTTTCTATTGCGTCCTACAGGGACATTTAATTGGCCGTGGAATGCGGTCTACATTGGCACAAAAAACACTGACACAGACTTGATCAAAGGCGAGGTAGCAGTAACTACTCACATTCGTCATGCAGACGGGTCGCCAGTTAGCCTATACCTGCTCCGAGACTGGACTGACAAAGATGTTTACGACTACCTTGAGTACTCTGGCATTGAACCTGACGAGACACGCTACATCAAAACCGAAAAAGGATGGGGAAACAATTCTGATAAGTCGCTTAATGCTGACTTCTACCCAGTTTGTTTCAATTGCGTGGATCGTCACCAAGGCAAGTATGTAGACTGCCCGAAACTAAAGGCGAAAATAACCAATGTTTCGCACCTTGCGCCTTACGAGGACATAGTTATTAACGATCTTGGATTCCGACCCGTGGATTGGACTAAAAAGAAAAATGTATGACTGTCAAACCTGTGGCGCGTGTTGTTGTTTTAAATGGTCATGGCCGATTCTCCGAAGAGATCGTTCAGACGCAACAGGCATCCCTGTGGAAATGCAGCGAGAGGATTACCCGCTAATGAAAACAAACAACAACAGATGCATCGCTTTGGAAGGAAAAGTTGGCGAGACTGTTTGTTGCATGGTCTATCCGAATCGACCTAAATCATGTGCTAATTTTGTTGTTGGTTCAGAACTTTGCAAAGAAGCGAGGAGAAAGGAGAATTTATGGGTGGAGTAGGAAAAACATTTACAAAAACATTTAAGGCAATTGACCCGATTTATCAGGTTCATAAAGTTGCTGGTAAAGCAGGATTCAAATCTCCAATTTATTTAATGGGTGAAGAGAAGCGTGGATTTGGTCGAGCCATTGAGCTTTCTGGAGACCCTATTCAAAGGGCAATCCGAGGGAAAATCCGCGACTGGGCAATGGATTCTGGATTGGCTAAAAGCGCACCTCCCAAATACACTTCATTGCCAAAAGTTAATGTGCCTCAATTCCAAGCACCAAATAATTCTGGTATGATGAATAATTTTCTTGCACAGCAACAACAAGGGAATCAAGCATTTTTAAATCAAAAAACAGATGCATTGGCATCAGCAAATGCTGCTCAACAGGCTAATATTAATTCGATGATGGCACAGAGCAACCCTCCTGTTCAAACTAACTTTTCGTCGCCTAATTTAAGTGGTTTGACTTTTGGTGGAAAATAATTAAAAATAAAACAAAATGAAAGGATATTAATTATGGGTGGAGGAAGACAACAAGGGCCAAGCAAGGCACAGGTTCAAGCACAGCAAAATCAAGAACTTGCTATGATGCAAATGAACCAGCAAATGAACCAGCAACAAATGGCTATGCAACAATCTATGTTGCAAGCTCAAATTGATGCAGCAGACAGGCAGAGAGTTGCAGCAGAAAAGGCAGCACAGGAAGCAGCAATCCAGTCGCAATCGCAAATGGCGCAGCAGGCAGCACAGCAAAATTTGTCAGATGTGCAGCAAAAATTGACTGGTCAAAATACAATGCAAGAACTTGCTGATCAAAATGCCGCAAAAGCATATAATAAAAGCATTACGACTGGTGCTGAAGCAATGACTGGCGACTATGATTTTGCTAAATCCAAGCAAAATGCGCTTACTCAACTTGGTGCTGCATCTGGCACATTGCCGCAAACACAAAGTAATACACTTTCAAATATTTACGGGCTTAATCCAGCAGCAACAACTGCTGCGTCTGTAAATAAACAAACAGGTGAACAAAAGAAAAATCAGTATTTGGTTCCAAATACAACTGGTTTAACATTTGGAGGATCATAATTATGGGAGGACAAGGAAAATCTAAAGGTCGCAGTGGTGGTGGTGGTGGTGGAAGCACTCCCGCTCCAGACAATTCTGCCCAAATGCGAGAAATGCAACGCCAACAGGACGCACAGGCGCAGGCATTCGCAAAACAGCAAGCGGACGCTCTTGCCGCGCAGCGAGCGGCAGAGGAAGCAGCAAGGAAAGCGGCAGAAGAGGCAGCAAGGCAGCAAGCCATTTCAACTCAATCTGCTAATGCTCGTAGTCTCGCTACGCAAAATCAGCAAGATGTTAGCAACAAATTGCAATCCACACTGAATACGCCAATCCAAAGTGGGCAGATGAATTATTCTCGACCACAAGCCAGTGGATTTAACCCTGCTGCTGCCAAGCAACAGCAGGCGGCATCAATGGGAAGTGCAGGAATGCCTGCTCCTATTGCTCCATCAGGTGCTGCTATCGCTCAAAAACTAAATCAGGACTCTGGCGGCACAAATGCCGTGCAGAACCGCTATACGATGCCTAACACGCAAGGTTTACAATTCGGAGGAACTTAATCATTACCATGACTGCCTTTTCATTCTCTTATGCGCCCAAGGCATCGACTGCCTTGGCAAGTATCAATCCCATTCAAAGTCGAGGGGAGGGTTTGCGATTTGCCGCAAACACTCCTATGGAATTTCTAAAGCAAAATCCAGAGATTGTTACCGAGGGATTCTGGAAGGGCAGGCAGGCACTGACTGAAGGCATTGTTAAAGGCGTTACCTCCGCATTGAGTGGAGTTACTGGCGCATTGACATCGAAGGCGCAAGAGGCAAAGGCAACGGCAGATTCAAAATTAGAGCATGATCGAGCAATGGAGATTGCTAAAATTAAAGCCGCGCCAACAGCAGCAGAAACTGCTTATCAGCAGCAGAGAAGTGATTTGTTAACGCAGCAAATTGCGGCAGCAAAAACAAAAAATGAAAGTGCTGTTGAAGTAGATGAAAATGCGCCACTGGAACCTTTTGAAATGGATTTTAGTCAATTTTCAAATTTACCAGATTTTAAAACAAAAATAGAAGAAGTCCCAGCAACTTCACCCGCTACTCCAACAACTGCGCCTGCCGCTCCTGCTACTCCAACAACTGCTCCTGCTGCGCCTGCTGGCGTTTCGCAAAAGTCTATTTTTGGGCAAAGCGAAAATCCTAATTTTGTTGCTTATCGTGATGCTTTTAAAAATCGCAGTGTTGCAGCATCACCTGCTGAACCTAATTTATTTTCTGACATTAGCGCAGTTACTCCTGTGCCAGTGCAAGAAATCGCAGGATATAGTTTGGAAGGGTTGCAACCACCTCGACAACAAGGCACACTTCCAGAGACTGTAGGACAAATCACGCTTTCTGGTGAAACAAGTCAACTTGTGCCAGTGTCTGGAGCAGAAGAAAAACCTCTTGCTGGAACTCCTCCAGTTGAGCCTGCGCTTCCACAGGCAGAACCTGCGCTTGCAGCAACTCCTGAACCTACACAACCAGTTCAATTAAGTGAAGCTGAATACAAATTCCAAATTGAAAACCAATTGACTGCAAGACCATATAAAAGCCCAGCGGAAGCTAATATGGCAAAGAAAATTCTTCAACAAAAACTTGGAGTTAAAGCAAAAATTGATGCTGTAAAAGGAGATAAAGGCAGCAAATTGTACTATGTAGAAGTTGAAGTTTCTGAAGAAGCACCTCCAGCAAAAACTGCTCCAGAAGGATATTTTACTGAATCAATAAGAGATGCTGATGGCAAGGAAACATATGTATATAAGCCTAAAATGCCTGTCAAACAACAAATTGCAACATTTGATAATAATATAAAAAAGGCAGAAGTTCTTAAAAAGACATTAGAACAAATTGAAAAAATAGCACCGGGATATCTTTTTGCTGGTGCTGGAGGTATTTCAGGTCTTATGAAGTACAATCTTTTTGCAAATGACGCAAGGACAACAAGAAGTTTACTTGATACAGTAAAAGGAATTGTTGGATTTGATGAATTGGTTGCATTAAAAAATCAAGGAGGGTCTCTTGGTGCATTATCGGATTCTGAATTAAAAATGCTTACATCACTTCAAGGATCAGTTGATCCAGACATGGATGAAGCTACATTTTTAGAAAACATAAAATCCATGAGAGAGTCTACAGCAAGACTCATTTCTGGTCTTGAAGCAGATAAAAAAGAAGTAATGAATGTTGAAAGTCCAACTAAATTTCAAAATATTCAATCTGAAAAACCTAAATATGAAAAAGGTGTTACTTCTTTTGTAAAAGATGGATATAAATATGTTTGGGATGGAACTGAATTTAAATTAAGCAAATAAAATGGCTGAACCGCAACAATCGTTTAAAGAACCACCTGAAGGAGTTAAAGTTATCGGGTTGGAACCTGAACCTCCCAAGTCATTTAAAGAAATACCAGAAGGTGCTGTATTAGAACCTCCCAAGTCATTTAAAGAAGTTCCAGAAGGCATTAAATTAGAAGACGATTTAAGCATCGATGAAATCAAGAAGATGCAGTCTGAAGGGGTTAAGTTATCTGACAAACTCCAACGGAAACTGTTCAAAGCAGAAGACGAACGCAGTCTTGCGGACAAAGCATCTGGTGCAGTAGGAGCATTTATTCCAGCAGCAGCAGATATCATTGGGCAAACTGCATCAGGCGCAGTTGAGTTAGCAAACAAAGCAGTTGTTCAGCCTGCTGCTTTTGCACTTTCTGGAGGCTATGGTCGTTTAGATTCAGAAGAGGCAAAGAAAGTATTTAAAGAACGCGAAGAGGCAATTAGGTCTCTTGGAATTGGTGCAGCAAAAGATATTGAAGAAACAGTAAATGCTGCTGTTAGATTTGGAATGTTTGGCAGTGCTACTACTGACAAATTGTTTGGGAAAAGTGAAGAAGAACGCTTCCGAGCATGGCAAAACAGACAAACCATGCGTCAGTTGGAAGCTCAAGAAACAGAACAAAATCCAGACCGAGTTGCCGCACTTCTTTCTCAAAATCCGCTGATTCAGGGATATGTTGAGTACGAGGCAAAGAAGATGGGATTGTCTCCTGAAGAAGTCGAAAAAGTAAAGCAAGACTATATCCAGACCATGCTTGATCAGGGTCTTACTAAAGACCAGATCAACCAGAATATTTCTGCGCTGGGAGAGTTTGTTTCACCTGTGGCTATCCCCGGTGGAGGCAGGTTGAGCGGAGCAGTTTTAAAGCCTCTTTCCAAAGTAACCGCTCCAGTAATGAACAAGGCAGGAGACTTTGCAATGCAAGGCACTTCCAAACTTGCGGCAGGAACTGAATACGCCGCAAACAAAGTCCTTCAGGGAACTGAACTTCTTCAGACTGGCGCAAAAAAAATTGGCGAGTACGCAATAAATGATCCAGACACTTGGATCAAAGGTACTGTAAACACTGCAATCCTACCCGTTGTTAGCGTTGCAAAACCTGTTTCTGCAACTGCAAGGGTGATCAAGGACATCACAAAGCAAGCTGACATTGCCGGAACGGCAGGAAGAAGGGGAATGGTTGAGCGAGCAGGGCAAGCAATAGATTCCAGTGACCTGACAAAAAAACTTTTTGGGGCGCAAGGAAAAGGTGGAGTTGCGCGAGCAAAGTTAGCCGACTGGACGATTCGCCAATCGAATGCGTTGATTCAACCGGGCATTAATGCTGCCGCGATGAATGTCGTAATGGGTCTGCCAGACATCGAGACGGCAGAAGACCTCGGATTCAGTGCTGGAACAGGATTTGGCATTGGCAGTCTGGCAGGGACGAGATCGTACGAGCGAATTGGTGGACTGATTGATCCTCGCACGACGATGGCAGAAAAGATCACCAATCTTGTCACTCCAGACCCTGCTGCCTATCGCCGCGATGAAGATGCCGATATCAAGCGGTTCATGGCGCAAGCATCTCCAGAGATTCAGCAAAACATTGCCGATCTATCAAACATCGAGAGTCGCAAAGCAGCAATCGAGACCAGCATTGCAAGTCTCGAAAAGAAGCGAGACGCTCAAATCAACCCAGAAGATGCTGCCTTTGATCAAAAACAGATTGACGGGTTCCTGAAGCAACGGGAAGCACTTTCCAAATCAACTCCAGAAACGCAGGCAGAGGCAACTCGCCAGACCGCACTCGCATTCATTGACGCATACGATCTTGCACAATCCACAGGTGGAGTTGCTGGACTTCGCGGAGTTAAAATTGCCGTTCTTGATCCAGCAAACGCTGATCAATTTTTCCGTGACCTTTATGGTGACTCATTGAAACAAGCAGAGACTACTATCAATCTGCTCACTGGCATTCCATCTCTCACCGAGACTGACAGTCAAAAGCTCACTGAGGCACGGCAACTCTTGCAGAAGTTCCAGAACGATGTTGAAGGCGCAAAATCTGCGCGTGGATTCGCATTGCAGGAAGACAATGCTGACCCGAATTCAGAGGGATTCGTTCCTCCACATTTGCGCCGAATCAACCAGCAGGGAGCAACTGCTGTAATCAATGCAGACCTAATCAAGCACATGACCTCGCAGGGTCTAAATTTGCGCCACACGCTCCAGCATGAGGTTCAACACGCAGTGCAACAGTTCGCAGAAGTAAACAAGATGCTCGCTCCGTTGCGTGGTCAATTGTTCGACCAGAAAATCAAAAACGATGATGGTAGTGTCGAGGTTTACCAGCAGGGAATTTACTCTGACGAAGACTTGGACAGGTACGCTACGCAGTACGCAAAGATGATGTCTCCGAGCGACAATGGGGCGAGTTTCTACGCTCAATTCGGCGGGGAGGTCGAGAAGATGCGAGCGTACATCAAAGACGAAATTCTTGCAGAGACTGCTGCTGCCACTGGCGAGTATGCAGGTGGAACTCGCGCATCGCTCGATGATGTTGGTCGCAATGTCATGGACTGGTTTGAGGTCAAGACCAAAAGTGGTAGGCTGAAGCAACTGAAAGAGACGCTCCGAAAAAACGGAATCCTTTTTGACAATGCTGGTGGATACTCTTCTGTTCTTGGAGCGCAGATGTCACCAGAGACGCTTGCAATGGTGCGTCAGTACCAGAGAGGTCTAAAAGATTTTGACGGCACAATGACTGTCCAGCAGAGTCGCGAATCCGATGAACCAGACATTCCGTTGACCAAGGTTCTGGGCAGTGTTGCGCTCCAAAATAAATATCGACACGCAGACTTTTTCGAGAAGGAGCAGATCATCAAAGCGACTGCGCCTGATGGTAGTGTCACCGAAATCGTTGTTCCTGCTGGTGCGAAAATTGATCCATTCGTTGATGTATACAGGACGCAGGGGGGTCAGTTGGTCGATGCCAATGGCAATGTGGTGACACTTGGGCCTGAAATTACATTTGGCTCGATGCCAGACGGAACTACATTTGAGACCGACACGCGCATTGCTCGAAAACCAGACGGCAGTCCGATTATCTTGACAAATCGTGAGATGAAAGCTCGCGCAAGGAAGCGGACAGAAATTATCCAAAATGCGATTGATTCCGCGAAAGACGACGGGTCTGGCATTAGACTTTCAGACACTGGAAATGGAAACTATCGAGGGGTTATGTCTCCCGCTCAAATCGAGGCATTCATGGCACTGCCAAACGAAGTGGTTTCGCCAAACCTGAAGCGCATGACCAAGTTTTTCAACGAACTCATGGCGCGGAATGATGGCACTCGCGTTGTCATGGAGTACCAAGCATCACTGCTGAATGGCAGGTACAAAGCACTCTCTCCAAAAATTCGCGATGAAGTGCCAATCGGGTTTCAACTCACGAAGGACGGCAACTTTGCGCTCACCACAATTTCTATCAGTCGCCTATACGATAAAATGCAAGCGTGGTCAGATAAAAAGCCAGAGAACTTGCAACCTTGGAATGGCGATACAGGTGCATTCTGGGACTCTTTAATAAAGCTACTTGATAATCATTCAAGGGGCGAAAAAGGCGAGACTGGACTTCATCCTGACGCATACATCGCAGGCAAAATGAAGAATAAGATCAACGATCTTTTCAATGCATACAACGCAGAGACCAAAGAATCCAACCCTGACCGCAGCACACTTCCAAGGGCAAGAGGCAAAGACAATCTTGACATTGTAATTCGGTCTCGTCGGCTTGATCGCATCAATAATTTTTCGGAGTCACCCTCGCAAAAGTTGCCGATAAATTATGGCTACCTAACCACAAATTATATGCCAGCGGTTAACCCGATGGCAGCACCGATGACTGCCGAGGAGGTTCAGAACCGATTCGATGGTAGCGTCACTGCTACCCGTGTTCGCCGCGCAATGGCAACTGGCGAGATTGATGCACTCGAAAGCGAGTTGCGCCAGATGGACGATTTGCTCCCAACCGAGTCATTGCAGTTGGTGCAGGGACAAGACCAGATGCCGAGGATTCAGATCGTGTCGATGTTTGACCCTGAAAATGTCGCCTCGCTTGAACCAGAGGAGATCGTTTCGGACATCGATGCCGAGACCGAGGCAGAATTGGCTATTCTGGACGCACAGGACGGCACTGTGCCGCCGCAAGACATCGCCAAGGTACTTTCATCCAAACTCGATCAACTCTACGCAGACGGGGGTCGTAGTCCGATCATTCCAGCACTCGAAACCGAACTGGAAAAAATCTACCAGCAACTGGAATCGCAGGCACAAGATCAGGCGGCAGCAACCGAGGAGATCGTAGAAGCACCAGAAACCACCGAGGTGGATATGATGAATTCTCCGCAAGACCTCATTCTGGCGGCAGTGGACAATTACAACGAAGGCAGGGTCGATAACGCAACCCAGACGCTTCCAGAGTACATCCGTAGCGTTGTGAACGAAGCAGGCGCATTGCAAATCTCGCCGGATATCACTGACGAGCAAATCGTGGCGGCAGCAAACGATGTGATGCAATATCGCCAATCGCTCAAAGATCGCATCCAGAGTGGAACTCGATTTGAAAACGCAGTTGTTGCGCCTGCTGGGTTGCAATACCTGCCTGCATTCCATGCATCAAGAGCAGACTTTGATAAATTTAATTTAGACTTTATTAATTCTGGGAATAAAGAACAAGTGTATGGATGGGGTCTTTACTTTGCAGAGAATAGAAAAGAAATAGATAAATTTGTTCCTCTTCAATATCAATATAAAGTTGATCTTGATATAGATGAAGATAAAATTCTTGATTGGAATAGCAATATAGACTCAAGACTTCGAGATAAAGTAGACGATTTGAAAAAAAATATTGAAATAGACACTGCTTTCCCAGTTAGAATTGATACAGTTGGAGATTATTATGATGCATTAAGCGAATATATTGGTAATCCTAAAGAAGCCTCCATGCAATTAAAAGCGATGGGATTCGATGGTATTAAATTTACTGATAGGATAACTCAAACCAAACAAAAACAGATTGGACTTACTGCTGAACAAATAACAAGTGTTCCAAAAACATATAATTATGTTATCTTTGATGATTCAAAGATTAAGATTCTTTATAAAGGTGATAAATCGTTAGGCCCGATCACGCAGTTCATGCCAGCAGTTGCAGAAGCACCATCTGGCGAGCGTGGATTCAAGAGCAAACTGCAAACAGAAATCCAACGCAAATTCCAAGGCGCAACAGCAACGCCAGAGCAGTTGAAGGCAGTCATTACGAACCCGCAGAATGTGAAGCAGGAAGAGGTCAAATGGTCAGGCGTACTGGATGCCATTGACCGACTCGCAGGCGAGAACAACGGCAAGGTTCCTGTGGTTGAACTGATGGACTATCTTCGCAACGAAGGTCAGGTCAAATTTGAAGAAGTGACACTTGGAGAAGATGCTTCGGTTAAAGATATTGCTGATACCTATAGAATAAAAATTGAAGATCAATATGGTGAGGCAGCATTTTACGACGAGTTTGATGATCCACTTGAATTTGATGAACTGCCATTCGCATTACAAAATGCAATAGATAACGCATCAAAATTACCTGCTCCAAAATACGCTAAATACCAACTCTCCGGTGGTGAAAACTATCGTGAAGTTGTGATGGCAATGCCAGAGAAAAATCGCGGAATCGCTGAATCAGACATTGAGGATCAGGCTAAGATGGATGCTGGCAAACAGTGGGAATCTTGGACACCACAAGAACGCAGTCAGGCGATGGATAAAGTGCGCTCACGCTTCAACCGCGCTGGAGAATACACCTCATCCCACTTCCCAAATGTTCACAACTATGTAGCGCATATGCGCTTGAATGAGCGCACAGATGCTGAAGGCAACGATGGATTGTTCATCGAAGAATTGCAGTCTGACAGGCATCAGGCAGGAAGGGAGAAGGGGTATTTGGAAGATAAATCTTTTGAAGATTTAACAAACGAGCAACAGGCTCGTATGGAGTATCTGAATAATGAAGCACCAACTCCTCTCACCCCTGATTTATTAACAGAACTTAATTCTTTGAGGAATCAAGCAAGACAAGCAAGAAATACAACTTTAAGAGAAGGTATCCCAGACGCGCCATTCCGAAAAGATTGGTCACTACAACTCTTTAAACGCGCATTGCGCGATGCCGTAGAGTCAGGCAAGCAATGGATCGGTTGGACTGTTGGAGACACGCAAGCTGAACGATATGATTTGAGTAAGCAGATTGATCGCATCGAATACAATGAAGACAAACAAGGGGGAAGGTTAACTGGCGAAAAGGGAAGAGAAATGCCAATCATTCAAACTGGAATTACCCCTGATAAATTAGCAGATTATATTGGAAAAGAAACCGCTCAAAAACTTTTAGCGCAAGAAAAAGATAAAAACGGGTGGCGCGTCCTTGAAAATGCAGACCTTAAAGTCGGTGGCGAAGGCATGAAAGGATTCTACGATCAAATCCTTCCAAAAGAGATCGGTAAATATGTTGGCAAGATGGGGGGCAAGGTTGAGAAGTCTGAAATAGAAACTCCAAAAGGCAAACCAACTGATTACGAAGATTTCAATGCATATAATAAAGCACCAGAATCTAAACAAACCCCAATCTGGCGAGTAAACATCACCCCAGAGATGGCAAAAGTTGTCAGTGCAGGGCAGTTGCAGTTCATGCCAGCAGTGTCAGATGCAGAGTACCTCAACTTTGCCAAAAACCCAGAGGATAACCAATCGCAGTTGCAGAAGATGGTGGATGAGGCGGCAAAGAGGGCTGGATATAATATTAAAGGATTCCACGGAACAAGATCACAATCTCCATTTAATGTTTTTGAACCTAATTCTGCTCTTGGTGGTGCTATTTTTGTAGCAACAGATATAAACGAAGCATCTGTTTTTGGGAAAGTCATGCCTGTATTTTTAAAGGCTGAAAATGTTAGAAAAGGAATTGTTCGTTCATATGATGAAGTTCGCGCTATCGCAAAAGCAAAAGAAAGAGGTCAAGACGCTATTCGTGTAACTGATGGGATGGGCGCACCAATCAACTATGCTGTATTTAACCCAGAGCAAATCAAATCAGCAGACCCAGTAACATACGATGGCGAAGGCAATGTAATCCCTCTCTCGCAGAGGTTCCAGACTACCTCGTTAGACATTCGATTCATGCCAGCAGGCGAAGGCTTGCCATTGAGCGAAGCAACCGCTCCAGAACAGCAGCAGCAGGTTGAAAAACCATTGAGCATGGTTGTACTGCCGAAGAAGCCAACTCCCGTTGAGAGGACGATGCAGGCAGATGCTGGCGACTTCTCTGTGGTGATCGGCGGCAAGCCCGGCAAGTACGGATTTGGGTACACCACAGTTGCCGATCTCACTCCCACATTGGAACTATCGCAGGATCGAAAAAAGTACCTGATTGAAGTGTTGACTCCTCGCAATGATGAGTTGAACAAAAAACGAGATGCACTACTCGATATCGGCAATCTCTATTGGGAAAATATCGATATCAAAAATAAAGAAGATAAATCCCAAGATGACATCCAAAGGTCGGAAGAAATAGCCGACTTGCTAAACGAGTTCATGGAAAATCCAGATCGGGATTTTACTTTGAATGATGCTGCACAGGTTGCCGAGGTTGACCGATTGACAAGGTCAATAAACTTGATGAATCGGGGCATGGTTCCTGCGCCATTCAAGTTCCCAGTGGACAATCGAGAAGTGCCTGTTCCTGTCGAGAAGCCTGCCGATATACCGCAGGATGCTTCAAAAGAAGATAAAGCTAAATACGCAAAAGACCTTGCCGCATACGAAGCGTATGTCGCTCTTGTAAAGAAACAAGAACAAGATGTAAGTGTCGGGCTAAAATCCCTTCAGGGGGCAGTCGCAACGCTCTTCAAGACCAAAAAATTCAAAGAGTTTATTGCTGAAGCGGCAGGACTCACTGGCATCCAATTCGACAACATTCTTGGTACATGGAAATTTGAGGCTGAACCAAGTTTTGTTTTCTCCGCTCCAAACATGACATGGGAGCAGTCGCAGTCGGTCACAAAGTGGTTGTCAGTCTTGATGACGCAGGATGCTGGCATCGCATGGAAACCAAGTATTGGACTAACCGAAGGCGCACCATCTGTCTACCTTGTCCATGACAAAAAACTAACCGAAGAGCAAATACTCAATGCCTTTAAAAAAGCAAAAGAAGTGGGTATTGACGGGTTGTCAGTGACTGTTGATGGAAGGGGCATCAAGGCAGCAAATTTTGATAATATTGATAAATTTGAAGACAAACTTATTGAAATTCAAAAAGCATCAAACATCAAAAATATCAATAAAACTCTTGTCGATTCATTTTACTATGACACGACTTCAGACTTTACAGCAGATGATGGAAGTCTAAAAGTACCAGATTGGATAAAAGGAGAATCAATAAATGAAGAAAATACACAAGATCAGCAGGGAGGAATTCCAAAGGCAATACAGCAAGATACCAGACTTGCCAGAGGATTCCCCATACTACTCCGAAGGGGTATCGATTCAGTTCTTATCCCGTACGCAAAATCCCTCGCAGGAGAAGGGTTCACCTTCGACCCAGACCGATTCGCAGAACGCTACGGATTAGGTCAGGAGGTTGCGGATTACATCCGAGAGCAGTTGTACCCCACAAGTGGGTTGAGCCGATCTGTGACTCCAATTCTGGATGGCACAGAGAAGTTCACAGTGCCTGAATCGTACTATACGAAAGGCGGCAGGCTGAAGACCTCGGTGAATGACCTGATGTATGCATTGCAGAAACGCAGTGCAGACGATGGGTTCATTCAACCCGGCGATTACAGCACCAGAGCAGGACAGATCGTTGCCGAGACAATCGTTGACGAAATCCAAGGGCATATGGAGCGAGCAGCAAAGAACCCGGAAGCACCGAACGCAATCGGGTGGTACGACACTGCTCTGAAGAAGATGAAGCAAAAGTATTCCGAGTTCTTCCCATTCTTGAATCGTGGAACTCCTACATACGATGCAGACAAAGAATTCATCTTTGACTCGGTGCTTGGCATAGCATCGCAAGGCAACAATGTTTTTGAGAACGGAAAGATGGCAGCAAGGGTGCAGTTCCTGCTCGAAAGCGGAAAGACACTGCCAGAGATTAAAGACGAATTGTACGGCACATTTGGAGGAGAAACCCGTGCGATTGAAAACAATCTTTTGAAGCTCGATGAGTTGATTAAAAACAACGGGATTCAGGCACTCGATAAATTGTTCAGGAAAAAAATGACTGTTTCGGAATGGAACGGATATTTTAAGAAAAACAAAAATCTCTGGTTCAAAGGCAAGCCTCTAACAGTTGATGGACAGGCAGACCAGATGGTGACTGGGTTTAGCGTGTTTGGGCCTAAGATCGGATCGTTCATCAATAACCTGCATGGCGACTACACAACGCTCACGGCAGACCTGTGGTTCACCCGTACATGGAATAGAATTCTTGGGAATGTTTTCCAACACGCACCACTGAAGGAAGCGAATCAATATGATACTTTCAGAAAATCTATTCTGGAGCAGTATCGATCAGATTCCGCAAATAGTGCTGGCGAGAAATTTGAGCCTCTTCTGAAGCGAATAAACAAAGATGGCGAAAAAGAGTTTTTCGATTACATGAACGAGCCAGAGTTGGACGGCATATCGAGAGATGGACTCGACAAGTTGCTGGCAGACCCTCAAAAAATGTTGGAGTTGGCAACAGCACTTGAGGACAGGTATCGCAAGGGGCAGTACAAAGCTAAAAGCGACTTGCGACGAGCAGCAAAGAACTGGGTTGAAAATCGCACTGACCCAGTTGCCGCTCCGAGAACCGATCTGGAGCGTGACTTCCAGCAAGATGTGATGGAGATCGCGCAGAAAAAACTTCGCAGAAAAGGAATCGATATCACCATCGCAGATATGCAAGCCGCACTTTGGTACAACGAAAAAGAATTGTTTGGATTGTACGGAGCGCAAGTTTCGGGATCGGAACCAGCAGACTATGCCGATGCCGCCGACAATGTGGACGAGATCATGGCATATGCATCGCTATTCAAAGTTAATCGGTTGGTTGAAGTGGACGGCAAAAAGAGAACAGAAATTGTTCGTCTTCTCACTCCTGAAGAAGAAGTGGCATTGACAGGTGTGCAGAATGCAAAAACTCCAGAAGAGTATGTCGCATTGCTTGCCGCTCGCAAAAAAGCAGAAGATGACGAAAACGCAGCAGAAAAAAAACTGGAAGAAGCAGAGTTGAAGGTCGCGAAATTTAAACGCGAATTGGCTACTGCTACCGATGAGAAGTCAAAGCAAAAACTTCAGGCATCATTGGAGAAAGCAAAAATGACCTTGTCCAATTTGACTGGTGAAACTAAAAAATAACTATGCCGACTCGAAAATGCGCTTCGCAAAATTGTTTTGACCGCAACATCGCGGCTGAAATTCGTTCAGGCAAAAAGCCAGCGCAAGCTGCCGCAATTGCGTACAGTATCCAACGCAAAGCGAAGGCGAAAAAAGCCGCAGCATCTCGCAAAAAATAATTTCCGCAGGATAGAGAAAAGGTATCTCGTCAGGCCCATAACCTGAAGTTCAAGGTTCGACTCCTTGTCCTGCAACCACCCGCAGAGCGAGTATTCATGCGGGTCTACGGACTGCTTGGGTTTTTGATCAAGCGTCAAGCAAAAATGTTTTTACTATGACACAACGGATAAAAATATTTCTTGATAACCCAAGCGGGTTTGGTAATGTGTTCGCAGATCGGAGGCACAACGCCGACGACGAAAAACAAATTAAAAATCCAAAAATGAAAACAACAGAAACCTACATCAACAAAAAAACCAAAACAGTTCTTCGTATCCACAATGACGCTGGGTTTGCTGAACTCCGCGAATACAAATCCAATCTTTTCCCACAAGTGATTTGGGATTTATCCAAGGCTAAAGAAATCTTGAAATCATGGAAAAGTGATGCGGCAACAAAAGAGCAATTGATTCAAAGGTCGAAAAAACTTGATGCTTCTGCCGCAACCATTCGTCAAGAAAAAGGACTTGGAACAAAAGCGTGGAATCACAATTCCCTTGTTGCTCTCCGCATTGGAAAGGCAGATCAACTTGAATGCGATGCCAGATTCTATTGGTCACTTGCTCAAATTATTTAAAAATGATTTACAAAATCAAAGACCAGCACGGCAGGACGCTTTGCAGAACAAAAGATGGATATGGTTTCTTTTTCAGAAATGGAATTGCGTGGAAGACTCGCAAACCAGCAGAAAAGTTTTTACAAATCGTCAAAAATTGGAGCGATGATTCCATCCCAAAAATTGTTAAGATATAACAAAAATTCCTCTTGCAAACCCAAGCAGGTTAGCTAATCTACTCACATGAACATCACAGAACTCATCAAGCAACTTGAAGAAAAAGCCGCACAGGGAAACTGGATTCCCGCCTGCGGAAGAACCGAAACTCCATTCCGCTCACGCAGTGGTAAAGTTCTCCTTTACTGCTGGCAGCAATCCACAGGTCGCCATGCCTATCTGGATTGTGGAACTGACCTCATCCTCTCTGACGAGGAAGCGGCAGCAGCACTGGCACTCTAACCTCAACCAATCACTGACATGAATATCACCGAAACAACACTCTCCAAACTCGCCGCAAAAGCAAAGAAAGCAAAATACCTTCACTACCGCGAATCTCTGTTGGAGACCATCGATCTTGCTCGCAATGAGTTTTGGATAGTCGCTTATGCCTGCACAAATCAAGGTAGGATTGAATGCTACATCGTAAAACCCGCCTCGCAGAAGAATGTGTCTGGCACTGCACTTGCACGATTTAAGACCCGTGCAAAAGCGCAGGCACTCTGCGACCAGCACAATAATCTATTTTTAGATATCGTACTTAAAAAATAATACCATGACCATTACACCACCAACAGTCCACCTGAACGGAACCTCTGCCAAAGACCTCTGGGAAGGCTACGAGGCGGCATACAACGCAATTATCGCAGCACAGGAGGCACTCGGAAAGATCGAGTTCAACGCACGGGACTACTATGTCCAAGGCGACGAAGCCTACAGCAAGGCGCGGGATCACCGAATCGAACAGTGCAAGGCACTCGCTCAAGTCGAGGATTACCTCATCAAGCATCTTCTTTCCCTGCGCGAGCAGGAGAAGTAACCCCAGACGCAACCTCAACCATCAATAAATAAATACCATGAAAAACAAAGTATCCAAAACCTACTATCGCATCTCACGCACCAAAAGCAGTGCCGAGTATGAACACATCAACATTGAGATTATCGAGTCGCACTGGAGGCACGATCAATTCGGACGCAGTAATACCGACTTTGATCTTCAGTGGCAAACCCACAAAGGAGCAGGAGACTGGTACGGAGGAAACATCCGCATTCGCACAAAATCACTGTCCGCTATCAAGCGGGTATCTTCCTTCTTAAAATCGATCTGTGGCGAGTCTAATGGACTTGGCAGTCCTGAAGAAGTGATCGCCGCACTGGAGGCCAAAAAGATCAAGCGTGGCGTTTACGATGGTCGAGTATCTGAAGTTGTCGGAATCGATGATGTCGCTCCATTTGACCATGTCCGTTGGGGAGCAATCAACGAGCGTGGCGGTTGGACACTATCGATTGTCGCGCCTCGCAACAATGAAGAGGCATCTCGCCTTCTGGCGAAGGCATTGAGCGATTACTCGCTTGAGGCATACGAGAAGTGGATTCTTGCAGGCAAGCCAATCGGAATCGATGACCTCTCATCCGCGCCAACCACATTTCCAATCGACCTGACTCCGTTATGAGGTCGATTGACACTGGCAGGGTGGTCGGGCATATTGCGCCCGATCACCTATGCCGAAGCATACCAACAACCATCCCGCATTCCCTGTTCAGGGATATCCGGGCGATTCCAAGAACCCCAGCGTTCGTCCGAACACGGGGATGGCAATCGGTGATTGGTTCGCAGCAATGGCATTGATCGGTTATCGGGCATCCGAAAAGTATTCGGAGGAACATCCCGACATAGTAGCAGACCTCGCATATCAAGACGCTGAAGCAATGCTGAAGCGCAAAGAAGAAAATAAATATGATTGATACAGACACAAAAACACAGGAAGCACTCGACGCAGTGCTGAAACAAATTGACTTTAAGACCCTCAAGGCATCCGAGGTTCTCGCAGACCTCGTCAGCAACACTCGCGCATTAGCGTTTCGATTGCTGGTAGGATCGGCATTGCTGGAAGAGATCGCGAAGCGTGAGGCATACCCAGAACACGCTACAGAAGCAGAGGCAGAGGCATTCGCAAAACAACAGGCGCAGGAGGAGCAGCAATCGTGAGCGACACACTCCCATCAGCAGTGCGGAAATTCCTGTCCGAGATCGGCAAAAAAGGTGGTTCAGTCAGCACAGAAAAAAAACGACTGGCAGCAGTTCTGAATGGACTCAAAGGCGGCAGACCTCGCAAGGATGCCTGCCGAGCCTGATTTTATCAGCATCTGCGGGTGTCAATAGTTTTTTAGAAATATTTTTCTTATGACAAAAAATAAGTAAAAATACTTATTGCCAAACCCAACCAGCTTCGGTAATGTCATCTCCATCGAAGGCAACCTGCCGACGAACCAAACCAATAAATAGAAAAAATAAATACAGTGAAAAATATCCGCTCATACATCAAAACCCTGATTCGCGATCTTCGCGAAATCAAAAACAACAAGTCTGTTTCCTGCCTCCTCGGTCAAGGTCACACAATTGCAGTCAAAGGTGGAATCTCGACAATCAGTCGGCAAGGTAAGGGATTCAACTTCTCTGGCAGTTGGAATCGCGGCGTGTCCTACTGGACAGAAGAAGTGGCTACCAAGGGTGCTGCTCAACTCCGTTCATCTCTCCCTTTCGAGATCGAGGTGATTCACCACAACGATATCAGAGATCGCCATGAGGCTTTTGCGAAGGATGCGCTTTGCTCGTTCTTCAAACATCGCAACTCCTAACCACTGTTCCTCCCAGAACAACAAACAATCAACATAGAAAACCAATACAATGAACATCATCATCCCAACACTCGAAACTGAACTCGTAAACACGAACCCAATCACGGCAGTCCATGCCGCACCGACCCGCAGCACTCGCTACGGATTCATCAGCACTCAAGAGATCGTCAATGCTCTCGGAGAGTCTGGATACGAACCTCGCCAAATCCAGTACGGCAAAGTCCGCAAGGATGAGAATCGCGGGTTCCAAAAACACATCATCAAATTCCAGCATCGCGATATCACCAATATCGGCGGCGAGGTCGCTCCAGAATTCGTCCTCATAAATTCGCATGACGGAACTTCCTCGGCTCAACTGTCCCTCGGTCTGCGAGTCTTCGCCTGCCTAAATGGACTGGTCACAGGTGACATCTTTCAAACCCTGAAAGTCTACCACCGCAACACTGATGTGAATCACTTCATCACGGCAGCAAACGAACTCCGTAGCAATGTGCCACAACTGGTCGAGCGAGTTGAATTGTTTCGCCAGAAAGAACTGACAGACGCTTCGCAGAAGCAGTACCTGATCGATGCGCTCAAACTCCGCTATGATCAACCAGAGGCAGACGGGGAGTACCTTGATCGTCGCGAATGGGAGACCCGCTTGTTCTATCTCAATCGTGCGCGGCGTTACGCTGATGGTGGAACCAACCTATGGGCTACATTCAACCGAGTTCAGGAGAACCTGACCAAAGGTCGCCCCGGTTCTGGCATCCGCAAACTGTCCGCTCCAGCAGCAGACCTAAAGGTAAACAAGCAACTCTGGAACCTCACTGAGCAGTACCTGCTCAACTGATTAAATCAGGGGCGAGGGAGCAATCCCTCGCCTCTACCATCACCATGAATGAAGAACTCAACGACAAAGACGCAACCTGCGATAGCGGGTGGGCAGTTGTAACGAAAGATTGCGAGTACGAAGCATGGACAACAGAGAATCGTTTCAGGCGAGTTTATCACCTCGCCCCGTGCGAGGAAATCGTTGTTCAGGATTTAAAAAATGCACAGGAACTCGCGTCTCAAAAAAACGGAATCGTAACTCCAATCAACATCACAAAATGAAAAATCTCATTCAAAAATTATTCGCTCCAGAAAATCACAATCCAGCATCTCCACGGGAACGCGAAGTTGCAGGCTTAATCGCCAGCGGATTCACCAATGCAGAGGTAGGTGCTGGTCTCGGTATCAGCATCAAGACTGTCGAAAAACATCGCGATCACTTGCACAAAAAATACGGATTCAGAAACACGGCAGACCTCACCAGATGGGCATTGGCACAGGGTCTGGCGACCAACGAGTGGCTATAAAAAATATTATTGACGCAAAACCCAACCTGCTCGATATTGACCAATATGAACATTGAAATTCCCCTGACTGTAACGCTCCAGCACTGCTGGGAGGCAGTCAAAATTTTCGGCCCAGTAGGACTTCTACTGATACTCACCACCCTCCTTACCATAGGAGGGAACAAGTGAGCGCAACCGAACGCAACCACCAGACCTGTCTCCCTCCAGAAGCATACCTGCGAATCATTCGCAGACTACCAGACATTGCTCCGAAGTTTCGCAGCACTGTCTATCCACCAAAACAAACCAACCAAAATAGAAAAAATAAATAAATGCAACTCGCAGTACAATCCCAGCAACCGATTTCCGAACTGGAAATCATGGCAAACCACTTCGTCAAATCAGGTCTTTTCGGTATCCGCAAGATCGAAGAGGCAGTCAGTCTAATGATTATCGCGCAGGCAGAGGGTCGTCACCCCGGCACTGTAGCCAGCGAGTACCATATTATTCAGGGTCGCCCAGCTTTGAAGGCAGACGCAATCCTCGCTCGCTTCCAGTCGGCCAATGGCAAGGTGGAATGGCATGAGTACACCGACGAATGCGTCAGCGGTACATTCTCCCACCCTTCTGGCGGCAGTCTCAAGGTGGACTGGGACATGAATCGCGCTAAAGCGGCAGGTCTTGGTGGTAAAGATAACTGGAAAAAATACCCAAGGCAGATGCTCCGCGCCCGTGTTATCTCTGACGGAGTGCGCGGCGTATACCCAGCAGTATTGCAGGGATTTTATACTCCCGAAGAAGTTCAGGACTTCGCTCCATCAGCACCTGTTGCAGTTGTTGCGACTCCAGCAGAGGACAAGCCAAAGCGTAAGAAATCGGAACCAGCACCAGCACTGGTCGAGACAACCGAGGTAGTCGAGGCAGTGGTCGAGGTAGTACCGACTCCAGCCGAGGTAGCAGAGGTTGTCGAGGACACAGACTGGCAGGGTCTGCTATCGGCAAACGAGGCGGCAGTAAATGCATTCTTGATCGAAAAGTCGAAGATTGCCGAGGGACAGACATGGCGCGACCTTGAAGAGGGAGACCTTCTCACTCGCATCAAGGCAACGCCAGAGAAGTTCGTTGGCGCAGCACTGGAGGCAATCAAGTGATCAGGCACTCATCGCTACCAAAGCTCGATGCTTGTCCTTGTTTCGAGTCCGCAGGGGGTAAAAACCCTGCGGCAGGCAGGGGGATCAAAATTGACGGGGTGCAACGCAGGATGCTCGCTGGAGATAAATCGGCAATCAATGACCTGACAGAACAACGGGACATTGATGCCGCACTCTGGGGGGTTGAGGAACTCCTGCGACTCGCCAATGGAGCGAATGTCGAGACCGACGAAGCCAAGCTCAAGGTCGTAACGCCGGGCATGACGCATGAAGGAACCGAGGATGCCAGAGCATCTCGGATTTGCACTTCGTTCGATTTCAAGACAGGGCAGATATACGATTACGAGGCGCAGGCGGCAGCATACTCCTACGGGAACATGGAACGCGAATTCGCAGACGAGTGGACATTCCACCTGCTATTCACTGACCAGAGGACAGTGGTTACCCATCACTTCACCCTTCTGGAAGCAAAGGCAATCGTTGAACGAATTTTGGCAAAAGCTACCGACCCGAACAAAAAGCCAGAGAGTTGCCAGTACTGCGGGTGGTGTAAAAATCGCTCGACTTGTGTTGAGGTCGTAGGCCCAGTCACCGAGACGCAGGCAATCGTGTCGCAGGAGGTATCAATTGATACCATCAAGGCCGAGTTGTCGGCAGACCCTGCCAGACTTGGAGCATTCTTGAAGAAGGCTAATGTTTTCAAGAAGGAACTATGGGACTGGGCAAAGGACGAGGCAAAGCGTCAGCTTGAGGCAGGAACTCCCGTGAACGGGTTCCGCATGATCAAGGTGAAGGATAGCGAGACATTCCCGATTGCTGTCGTTGCCGAGGCAGCACAAGCTACACAGGCTACCTACCTCGAAATCGCCAGACTCATTGGCGATGACATTAAAGGAGAGACTCTACGCGAGTGGGCAGAACCTCGCGGATACTTCCCGCAGGCAGAGCAGGCAATCTACACTAAAAACAACGCTCGACTCACAGAGTCGAAGAAATAGGCAGAGCAATAAATAAATATATATATGATAGATCAACTCGAAATCGACTTCGACCTTCCAGAGGTAGAGGACGATTCCATCCCTGCGAGGTTTGCCAGATTCCATGCTGGGAATCCACAGGTGTACGACTCACTGGTTGTGTTGGCGAGGCAGTTTCGCCAGCGTCAACCAGACGCAAAACTTGGCATTGCCATGCTCTACGAAGTACTGCGTTGGAATTACTACATGGCTACCAATTCGGAAGAACCATACAAACTCTCCAATGATTTTCGGGCTTGCTATGCTCGCCTGATCATGGAGCAGGAGAATGATTTGGAAGGCATATTTCAAACCAAGAAGAGTGTTGCTGATGAAAATTCTAATTATTGAAGCTACCTCTAAATCAAAACCTTTGTGCGAAAACTATTCGGATACATCAATCGTGCATTGCAGAAATTCTATAATACTTAAAAATGAATTGAATGCAGATTTATGTGATGGAGAATATGCATTCTATAAATTAATAGCGAATAAATATGATGTTATAATTTGCTGCTACGCATCTCCATATATGCCGCACAAGTTATACAGGCAGTTCATTGATAATAATCCTGATGCAAGGTTGGTTTGGTTGGTAAACGATCACGATCTTGAGGACAACCAGTTGTTGAGATATGCGATTACAGAGAAGCATAGAAGTTACGACATGATATGCAATAACCCAAGGTCAGGATACAGACATTGGATTTTGAGCAAGAACATTGCTGATAAAAAACTGAACAACTTTATCGATAAATGGCATACCTGCAATTTAAACTGCCTTATTTTCAGGAATGATATTGAAGTTAAGAAAGACATGATAGAAAACGAAAAAGAGCGTATAATATATTATGGAACATACAGAAAGCACAGGTCTGATGATTTCCAAAAATATTTGCACTCTGGATTAACTGTTTCGACCAGCAGCAAGCACTGGAAGAAGTTGCTTGATCTTGGATGCACTTCTAAATGCACAAATACATTAAGTTGGGAGATTGGAAGAGAATCACTTCGCAATTATAAATACAGTTTGTACATCGAGGACAAGCATACTCACGATAACTTTGCATTCATGGCGAATAGGTTTTACGAAGCACTAATGTGCGATGTTGGATGCCTGTTTGCTCCGAATACAATTCAAACCATAAATAAAAGTGGATATACTTTAAACTCGAAAGCAATCCTCCCTGAAGATTGCTTCAAGCAGAATCTTAATGAATACATCGATTCGTTAAACCATGAAGAAATAATTTCTTCACAACGAAAATTGCACGACATTATTATTGCAGAGAAAAAATCAGTGATCTCTGGGATAAAAAACTTTTTGGGAATACATGAATAAATCACCAGCATTTCAATTCTACCCCAGCGATTGGTTGGGTAGCCAGCGAGTCTCTCTGATGACTCTGGAGGAGGAAGGCGCATACATCCGTTTGCTGGCATACTGCTGGCAGCATGGTTCTGTACCTGCTGATCCTGAAGCAGTTGCACGACTCATAGGCAAGGGTGCTTCAACCACCCTTGCAAGCAGGGTACTAACCATGTTCCAACCACCCTTGCAACCACCCTTGGTAGCACCCTTGAGCGGAGGCACAATTCTTGTTCATGAGCGTTTGGAGGAAGAGCGTAGCAAACAATTCAAATGGAAGGAGAAATCGAGCGAAGGCGGAAAGAAATCTGCCGAGTTACGCAAGTCAAGGGTGGCGCAACCACCCTTGCAACCACCCTTGCAACCATTGGGCAACATTACATCTTCATCTTCATCTTCTATTAATATAGCTAACGCTATATTAAGTAACAGTGACGCAGAAAAAAATGACGAGGTTGAAAAGCCAAGGAAGAAGCGTGAGCAAAAACAAGTCGATTCCGAATGGCTTGCAGACCTCAAGCGGCACTACCCTGACATCAACCTTGATTCCGAACTCGGCAAGATGCAGGCATGGTGCGAAAACAACAAACGAGACATGACTCGCAAGTTCATCATTGGTTGGCTGAATCGGGTTGTTCCTGTCACGCTTCCTTCCAAACCTGAAGTTAAGAGCGAATGGGGATGGGACTAAACATATGACAACACTTGAAATACATTCATGCGCCATTTGCTTTGAAGCAATGACCATCCCTGAACTGGTTGTTGCAGGCAGAAAGCTCAACCTATCGGTCATCTGCGATGACTGTGCCACAAAACAGGAGATGAAGGCAGATGCAGATGCCGCCGCAAATCGCCAGAATCGCCTTTCCTGCGCGTTTGAATCAATCTGCCCACCTCTGTATCGGGAAAGCGATTTAAAACGCATCCACGGGGCATTCAGCGATGCAGTCCAAGCATGGCAATACTCACCAACTGGATTGTTCATGCAAGGAACGCCGGGGACTGGCAAGACCCGTGCAGCATGGTGGCTTCTTCGCAGAGAACACTTTGCAGGCACTTCAGTCTACGGATTAACCTGCACTGAATTCTCCCGATTTGCTGGCGAGCAGTGGCACTCCGAGTCAAAACAGAGAGCATTAGCCGAGGAGGCAATGGACAAATGCCGCCGAATCAAACTGCTTCTACTCGATGACCTCGGAAAACAAAAAATGACAGAACGAGCAGAGTTAGAGTTATTTGACCTATTGGAGAACAGGACACAAAACCTGCTCCCGACAATCGTCACTTCAAACTCAAGCGGGAACCAAATCGTTGCAATGCTTTCAGAAGACCGAGGCAGTGCAATTATGAGAAGAATTAAGGACTTCAGTACAATAGTAAAAGATAAATAAAATGAAAATAAATAACACGATCACCATCACTGGTGAGATCAAATCAAACGACAGAGGAACCCATGACTGGGGGGATTTTACGATCACTTCAGCACAACCTCTTAACAAAAAGATTGTAGCTGAACTGGCAGGACTGCATGGATTCGGTGGGCAGTCCTTCACATTCGGCGAGACAAGCAAATCACCATACACCTATGACGGGTCATTTGACTGCTGGAGCGACTAATATGGACAAAGACTACCCTTCATGGACTTGCTGGGAATGCGGTGCAAAGCATGGCAAGCGTTCTCCGCGCATAGCGACATGGCATTACGGCAAGTGCGATGTATGCGGCGAAAATAACAATGTGACTGAACCTCGCGACTTTGGTCACTTCCCAAACTGGTTCTCACGCAAGATAAACAAAAAAACTGCACATCATGGACGATAAACAACCAAACACTGCCTCCGAGGCGCAAGATACACCGAAAAAACAAAGCATCCTTGCCGATCTCGATGATTGCCCACTGCATCGTGATTCACCCTACGGAGTCACCAATGTGTCGATGACTCAATTGTCAATCGCAAGATACTACGGAGCTATCAATTTCAACGGATTCAAATATATATATAATCCCATGACAGATGAATTAATCCGAGAGGATGTTCTCAAATGGCAAACAAAACAGTGGAGGCTAAATCAAAAACAAACTAAAAAACAAAATGAAGAATTACAACAAGAATTGATATGAAAATTAAAATAATCAAAGGCACTGAAAATTCAGTAGCGGGATTTTTCTCATCGCCATCAAACACACCAGAGACGGATGACCAACCAATCATCTATGCAGTAAATGATTACGGCTACCAAGTGCCGTGCGTTGATTTGGAATTTTCCCGCAGACTGGAACGCGAGCGCGACGAGGCGAGGGCAGATGCAGCACAACTTGCGGACAGATTGTCTGGGCTTGAACTGCGCACAACCGAGGAACTGGCAAGACTGGAACGCGAGCGTAACGAATGGTCAGCAATGTGCGGTAGGTACAAGCAAGAGCGCGACGAGGTGCGGAAGCAAAACGCCAAGCTGCGAGACATCGCGGAGAGGGCGATTAAATTAATCCCCCCAGAAATATACGGCGAACATTCGTATGCAAAAGGTATCCTCAGTGCCGAACTCGACCAGATCAAGGAGGGAGCGAAATGAGTGATACACTAGAGTCTGTAATAATTAAAGACCTGATCGAGAATCTAAATTTGTGGGCTGAGAGCTACAGCGGCAAGCCTATATCGCATAGTCTATTTCGTGCAGCT